AGCGCCGATCCAAGGCTTATACAAGAAATATCAAATGCGGGGATAATCATATACCCTGCGGACAAGTACAAGGGATCTGTTATGGGAGGTATTATCAAGATGATGGAGTATAAGATTTGTGTCACCAAGAGATCTTTAAACTTGATAAAAGAACTTAGGAACTATGTATACGCCCAAAACAAGGACGGTAAATTTATCAATGAGCCTATTGACGGGTATAACCATCTTATCGACGGGGCACGTTATTGGACGATAGGCAAGCTTCTAGGAAAAGTATTAACAACAAGACAGTACTCTAAGGAGGAGTTAGGATTTTAACATGAATTACATAGACGCTATATTTCAGGTTTTCCAAAACAAGATATTGAACTCGTTGGGAGTGGAGAGGGACTTTGTCAGCCTTATCAAGGATAGGGATATAAGCCGGGCCATGTCAATGATGCAATGCCGGGACAAGGATGTTTCCCAAGCAATCTTGGAATATAACCCGGAATCCCATGAGGTTAATAAACGTCCTAATAAGCACAGGAAAAATCAAGAACCATATATCACGGAGAAATTGCCACGAGGAAGGCAAGCGTATATAAATGAGGTGGAGCTGTTTTTTCTCCTCGGGCAGCCTATCTTGTGGAAAGCTGTATCGGATGATACGGATAAGGCTTTCAGGGCATTCGGTGATTTTCTCCGTTATACTCGATTCAACACGACAATCCGGGAAGCCAAGCGTTTGGCCGGTGCGGAGACGGAGAGCGCTAAGGTTTATCATATATACAGGGAAAATGGTATGCCCCAAGTAAAGGTTAAGGTTATATCCAAGTCAAAAGGATATACATTGCGGCCTTTATTTGATCAATGGGATAACATGATAGCTTTTGGTTATGGATATACGCTACTTGAGGGCGATAAGTCCGTAGAGCATTTTGATATAGAGACCCCGGAATACATCTATCGATGCAAGAGAGCGGATATCGGATGGGATGTTACGCCATTGCTTAATCCTTCGGGTAAAATAAATGTTATCTACTATCGTCAAAACAAGGCATGGTATGGGGTGCAAAAGCGTATAGACAGAGAGGAAGCGGTTGATAGCAAGGCGGCGGATTCCAATAATTATTTCTCCGATCCAAAATTGAAATTAACCGCTGATGTCATTCAGAGCATAGTAGGGGGAGGATCTAATATGGTAGGAGAGGTTATCACCATGTCCGATAAGGACAAAAGCGCTGCCGAGTATCTCGTTCCGCCCGATTATTCCACGATGAAAGAGGCGGAGAAAAAAGACCTGTCATCAAGTATACTATTCGATACGTTCACCCCGGATTTCAGTTACGAGAATATGAAGGGGCTTGGGACATTATCCGGGGAGGCATTGAAAAGGGCCTTGGCGCTTGGATATATGAAAAGGGACAACTTGAAAGAGATATATGATATATTGATAGACCGTGAGAAGAATCTTATATTGGCTATCATGATGAACGTCACTCATATCGGCATGAGAGAGGAGTTAAGCAGGCTCGACCTGCAACATGAGTTCTCCGAGCCTTTCGCCGAGGATAAGGATAAGAGAATAGATATGATAGCGAAACTCTATGAGTCAGGATTGGTGTCCCTTCAAACGGCGGTAGATATGCTGTCCTTGACAGACAAGCCGGAGGAGGAGATTCGACGGATATTAGAGGAGAAGCGGGAAAAGACGCAACGTAATGAGAAGGACAAGAATCTTAAAGCTTCGGATGATTCCTCTCAATAATAAGGATGGATTAAGTCATACCTTGATATCATTAAATTTAATGGGCGTGGTTATTTTATAGCCATGCCCTATTGTTTTTGTGACAATCGGTCTATTGTCATGTATATAGCCTGTTTTTATTTTATTACAAGCTTATGTATCAATACTTTTATGCGAAAAATAAAAGTAATAGCATGAAAGAGAAGATTTTCCAGCAGTTAAAACAGAAGTACTCAAATCTTGGGTTAACGGAGGATGTTTTGAGGTCCGTGGCAGAATCATTGGGGTCCACTGGCCTGATTACGGACGATAATCTTGAAACTGCGGTAGCAGGGCAAGAATCAATGTTGAAATCTTACCAGAGTTCTTTGGATAAGGTGCGAACCGAAAGCGCAAATTACAAGAAGGAATTAGAGGAGTTGAGAGGCAAGGGGGGCGGCCAGCAACAGCAACCAGATAAAAACGAGGAGCCGGATTGGTTCAAGAAGTATCGTGAGGAGCAGGACGAGAAAATCCGGCTCTTGACCTCCGAGAATGATAAAGCTAAGGAGGAGAAAGCACGTGCTGAAAGACACAATCTGATCCTTGACAAGGCCAAGAGCCTTAAGATCTCAAAGGAACGGATAGAGGAGGGCTTCGCTATAACGGACGATATGGACGATAACGCGATTGATACTTATCTGTCCAAGGTGAGACAAAATGAGGTCGCAAAGGGATTAGAGGAAAAAGGTTCGGCGTTCTCTGTCTCTACGTCCAAGGAAAAGAGCAAGGAGCTCGCTAAGGATTGGGCCAAATCATTGCCGGACGCTAATTAAAGTAAAAGATTATGGGTATCGAATTTAACAAAACAAAGATTAAAGGATCGTTCCCCGTCTTTTGGCGCGGGGAATGCGCAGTCCTTCCCGGGGATTTCAAATTAACCACTGAGTTGGCGGAAGGGACAATCGTGCGAAAGGGCACTCCTATCAAGCTGGACTTTGATCGCATGGAGTGCAAGATCTGTAAGGCCGTTAAGGTATTAGCCGGAGGAACGACCACTAAGCCACGTATAGGGAAAGATAGCTTTGTCGCCAAGGGAGATTCTATTGGTGGGCAGAACGTGAGTTCCGTAGATTCAAGCAACTCTGATTATGACGTGGTTACATTGGCTGACGCTGTAGAGTCTGCTACAGAAGGGGCGATTCTTGCCGTGGGAACGGATGAGCCTGACGCTGTGGTTGAGACAACGTTTGTCTATACGAAGAATATGTCTTTCCAGACGGTATCGGCGGGATATGAGGTCCTTATCCTTAAGGATGTGGCTTATCCAGTCCCTTCCTCATGGTTGACGGGATTCAGCATGAAGAATAATCCCACAATTAAGTATATTAGACAGTAAGGAGGTGAACGATGGATGTTTATAGTTCTATTTTTGGCGAACTGACGAAAGAGGTTCAGATTCGTATTGACGCTGCCACGGAGCTTCGCAAGCGCTTGTTTGACCAGAATATCTACGAGCGTTATCTTGATTGGGATGTCCCGACTATCGGCCTTAATTTTGAGGAGCTGATCGGGCAATATAACTTGAGCGTGGCGGCGGCTACCCTTGATTCCAAGGGAAAGGAACCGATCTTGGGTACGGAGGGGCTTGAGACCTTGAAGCAAAAGGTCCTTACCCACCAGATGAGTTACTCAATGCCGATCGAGGAGTATCGTAAGGTCTTGCAGATCCTAGACTCTAGGATGTTGACGGATGACCAGAAGACACAGCAGCTCATTAATCTGATGTGGAACAACGTGTCTACCGTTGTTAAATCCGTGCAATCTAAGCTCGATATTATTTTCTTGGGTGCCTTGTCTAACAAGGGGGTATTTACCTTTAATGCCAATAATAACCCTGAAGGAGGGGTACGTGGTATTATTGATTACAAGATGCCGCCCGAGAATATCGCTAGCGTTACTCTTGACTGGACGGATACCAATAAGGACAACGTCGATCCTTTCGAGGATATCCAAGGTGTCGTGGATGCGGCCCAAGACAAGGTGACGTTTGATAAGATATTGATGTCTCCGGCCAGATTGTCTTATTTGCTTAAGAGCAGGAAGATGAAACAGGTCATTTTTGGGACCGACAAATCCGGCACTCCCCTTTTGATGTCCGGTTTGAATGAGTTCTTACGCTCCAATGATCTTCCTGTCATAGAGACAGTGAGACGTATCACCCGTATCCAAGACAACGGCAAGTTATCCGAGTACAAGCCTTGGAATGACAAGAATATCGTCTTTGTCCCGGCAGGTAAATTAGGTGTCATCAAGAACGCTTACGCCGATAATGAGTTGAGACAGGAACCGGGCGTTACTTACTCTAATTATGGCCGGATTCGTATCTCTCAATGGGGCAAGGGCGAGACGGATAATTCCAATGGCGTAGAGTTTACCAAGGCTCAATCGCTATCCTTGCCGGTCCTTACCGAGATTAATGGTATTTACTCATTGACGGTGGAGGCATGACGATAAGAGACTACATAGGGCAGAAATTCTCGGCTTATGGAGATCTATCCGAGGCGGATATGCTGGATTTCAGCATCAAATCGGGGTTATCCCCGGACGATGAGATGTCTAGGGAATCCATAGGCAAGGTGGAGACAGGGATGATAGAGATCATCCCGTCGCTGCTGTTGCGCCCGGATAGCGTCAGCGAGAGTGGATTCTCTGTCTCTTGGGACAAGGACGGCCTCCGGCGGTATTATTTGTTCCTGTGCGAACGGAACGGTGTTAGCCCGGATGTGTCTTCCGGTCTTGGGGTAGTCTCATCTTATACGGATTATTGATATGTATTACGCTCCTCACATATTAGAACGAAAGGTTGTCAAGGAACCCGATATTGACGATAATGGCAATCCTGTGGAAGGATCGGGATCGGAATGTTGGGAGCTAGTGTCAACATGTAGGTGCGATGATAACGGAGCCGGTAAGCTGATTGGAGTAGGCGGTGAAATGCGTGTCTATGATTATCATGTTGTCATTAAGGGAAAACATCTTATTCCTATAGGCACTATGGTCCGGGTCTTGGATCAAGATGGTAATATACGTGGTGAAGGCGAGGTTTTGAAGCCTCGTATGTGTAACTTTCTAAACTATTCAGAGATATGGATATAAAGGTCAGGTTTGATTTGTCTGATTTGGAACAGGAATTGAAATCCTTGGACGATAAGGTGATAAATAAACTTGTCCAAACGGGTGAGGCCGCTATCCAAAAGGCTGTCAAAAGCGGTCAATATGTGAATAGGACTGGAAACCTTAGAAGCTCGATAGGCTATGTGCTAGCCTATAACGGCAAGGTTATCAGGGAGGGTGGTTTCAAGAAAGTTGCGGGGTTCGGACCTAACATGCAAAGAGCTAAGTTTACCACCAAGGAGGGTAAGGATGTCGATTTCTGGGCTAATGGGCCTAGCGGAGATGGAACGTTGGGTAGCGAGGAGGGACGTAAGCTAGCTACGGAACTGGCAACTTCTGCCAAGAATGGTTATACGATGGTGGTTGTAGCCGGTATGGGGTACGCTAGCTATGTCAATGCCAAGGGGCTGGACGTTATGGATAGCGCTATGATAGAGATAAAAGAATTGCTTAAACCATGATGTCCACCGAGGATATAAAGGATTTGCTTTACCGTAAGCTCAAGGAGGTCTATTACGGCATACCTGTATATAAGGACAGGCATCCCCCTATAAAAAGGGCAAGGTTCCGGAAAGGATTGTTGTCCACATGGGGACGATGTCCAATACGCCTTGGAGCATGGGATACGCTAATATCAATATCCTAGTGCCTTGCTTGGAGTCCATGGGCTACAAGACACCCAATAATACAAGGCTGAACGAGCTTCAACAGATAGCGGAGAGAAATTTCTTGTCTTGCTATTTCGAGTACGGCGGTAATAGGGGAAAATACTCGATAGAGGACTTGTCCACGGAGGAAGACCCGGATACGGACTCTTACTTCGTTAACGTGAGATTATTTATTAAGGTTGCTAATTTTAAAATGAGATAAGATATGGCTAACGAGAAGATTATGGCCGTGGGTATCAAGAAACTGTATTATGGTCCGGTTATCACGGACTCTCCGTTTGATCCCACGAAATTAAAGACCCTCTTGTCCGGGGAAACCTTGACGGAGGTCATTAACGTGCATCAAGATACTTGGAGTTATGAGGAGGCTGAGGCTAGCGTGACCGAGTACAAGAACCAGTTGTCTAAGAATACCTATAGACAAACCCAAGAACAAGGTTCCGTTCAAGTCTCCTTTACTATTGGACAATATGATTTCCAGACGAAAGCGGATTTGCAAGGAGGAACGGCTACCGCTACAGGGTGGCAGAGAGCCCGAGGGTATCAAGAGATCTATAAATGCGTGATTGCAGAGACTGAGGATGATGTGTGGATCGTATTCCCAAAGGCGGCTATCGTTGGCCGAGGTGCCGATACGGACGGCGCTATCGGCTTGGCTGTCGCTGCTACTCCAATGGAGCCGGAGACGAAAGAACTTAATCCTGAATATTGGTGGGCTGATAGCGTAGTCAATTCTTCTATTTAACTTGGATATATAATCGGGAGGGTATTTAACCTTCCCTTATCTTTTCAACATGAATAAAGCGGCAGAGGAAGTAAGCGAGGCGATCAATGGGAGGAGGTTCGCTACCGTGGTCGTCAACGGGAAGGCCATAACCGTATATCCCCCGGCTATAAAGGTATTATGTAGGGCCATTACTTGGTTCTCAATGGTATCTGTACCTAACGAGGCCACTTGGGTAGATGCCCTTTTCATGGTACCGGATAATATCCGTTATATCAGCCGTGGAATATCATGCGTTATCGTTGGAGATGTGGAGGAATGGGAGAGAAAATCCGCATGTTTATCGAACGATTTTGATAATTGTACCTTGGAGGAATTGAAAACCATTTTCGAGGATATCATAAAGTTAATACACGTGGATGATTTTTTCGTTTCTGCCGCCTTAGCGAAGAGCGTAGCGAGAATGGCGGCGGAACAGAGGTGATAGGTAATGACACGTTGTTCGGACAGATAGCCACGTTCATGGAGAATTTACATTTATCTTACCATGAGGTGATGGAGGTTATCCCTTATCAAAACCTTTTGATGATGCAAAAGGACAAGCTCCGTATCTGTCATGGGAAAAAGGTCGTGAAAATGTCCGGAAAGGATATGTTAGCGAGAAGGAACGGAGGATAAAAAAATTTGATGACTAGGATCATAAGCTAAGCGTAACTGATATTATATCAGTTACGCTTAATTTTGTGTTTTATTAAACATTTAATCAATTATTGTGTTTTGTATAAAAAAAAGATATTACATTTGTACATGATAAGCAGGCGAATGAAATATCTATAAGTTCAATTACTAACTAATACGACAATGGCACCTATATTGACATACCTATTGAACAATGCTCCATGGTTTGCGGTTATCTTAATAGCTATATTTGTAACATGGAAAATATCAAAGTATCATTTAAAATTGGAAGATACTAAAAATAAAGTAGATGAACTTCCATGTGAATCCCATAGAGATCTGTTACGAGAATTTAGCGAAAAGTATGACCGTCTGTATGATACTGTTGAATCAACTAATGGTATGGTTGTTGAGGTAAATAAATGGATAATGAGATTTGACAATGATATGATAGATAAATTGGCTAGAAAGGCAAGCCCTTTAAAAATGACACCTTTAGGTAATGCGTTATTTAATGCTTCTAACGCAAAAGAGACCATTGATAATAATAAGGATTTCCTTATTAAAGAAATGGAGAAGGATAATCCTGTTACCGCTTATGATGTAGAGGAATGTGCGCTTAATGCTCTCTTTAGGAATATTGGTCATGAGATGTTTAATGACATAAAGCATTTTATATATTATTCCCCTGAAAAAATGGAATTATGCGATCCTGAAACAGGAAAATGTGAAGAGGTCAAGGTTTCTATACAATCATTGGTGCGATTAATGAGTATATATCTTCGAGATTTATATTTACAGAAACATAAAGAGGTTGTATAGAAAGGATGTGTCTTCTCAACACATCCTTTCTCGCATTATTATTGGGCTATCAAGTGTGTATTCAGCGCTTTGAGATCAAATTGTCTATGCTTTGACCTCCCGTTGTTGTATACCGACACGGTCATATGTGGCTTGGGCTTGGTGCCGCTAAATCCGCAAGCCCTCTCCAGCTCGTCGATAAGCCTCTCCATTTTCAAGGATTGCCGGTTGAATCGCTCCATCGCCTTCTTGTCCCTTTGGGACGTTAAAAGCATTTCGTTTAGTATCGTGTTTATGTCTTTCATACGTTGTTCCTCATGAATTTAATGTTATACGAAAAGGCGTAATATTGGTCATACGTCATTAAATAATGGATTAATTAGCCTTCCCTTTTTCTATGAGTGGCATTATCCCATGTATCTTTAATTCCTCATACAGAAATAGACGTCCCTTTTGTGTCCATTCCGTATTGAGGCTAACATCGGGATTCCCGTTTGTGTGAGTGTAGTTGTGGGTGACGCTGTGAACATACCCTTTATTCAAGTATTTACCGTACAAAATCCATTGGTTGCGAACCTTGTGCTGTATGCCAAGATCACGAAGTAAGGCGTTGAACCTTCTTGCGCTCATCCCGTAATCTTGCGCTATCTGGGTGACCAGTACTGTTTGCTTGCTTTGCAAGATAACACGGGTGTACTCGCTTTGCTTCTGTAGCTCTACGTTCTCCGCTCTCAATTCCGTTATCTCCTCTTGCTTTTGCTCTATCCTCTTCTGTTGCTCCTCTATTTGCAGCTGTTGTTGTGCGGCTAGCATTAGGGCCTCGCCGTAGGATTGAGGCACCGGGTATTGGTGTTGGAGAGAACTATGACCTGTAGTGAGAAGCTCTTCTATTCTCTCGTCTACCCATATCGAAAATTCCGTTGATAACTTCTGGGCTACCCGGAGGGCGACACGTTGATGTGCCCAAGTTCCGGGGGCATTCCCTCCTCTTGTAATTATCAGTAAATCAGCCAAACTACAATTTTGTAGTTTGGAAAACTTTTCGCAATAGTCGCTGATTTCCTGAGAGTTAATAATATGAGTGAGATTTTTGTCTGGAAAAGCTTTTGCAACCTCTGTAAGGTTTACATAAACAACGCCTTTTCGTACACGCATGGTAACATTATTAGGGATGTCTGCTTATATGTTTAATAAAAAAATGCAATATCCGACACATGATTTCCTTTATAAAGTAGCAAGAACAATGGATATACCATTTATAGATTTTTTCACAAATGAGCCATATTATCCACAAGGTGTTTATTTTAAAATTGATGGGAAAGTTTACAAAGCAACTGCTGAATAAGAATCATGGATGCAATAGGCTGTCCAATAACAGAACTCTTCGCATCCCCCTCCGAAGTACAAAAAGAGACCGATGGTGGGTATAAGTGCCCTAATTGCGGGCACCCATTGAAGATAAAGGTGGAATGATGTTATCTTCAATGATCTCAAAATAAAAATCATGAAAGTTTGTTTTCTGCATACAATGCATTACCTTTGCGATACAATATAATACAGAAGTAATATGGAAGCAGTAATAAGAAAGCAAACCTCGTTCCGTTTACGTGAGGACTTGTTGCAAATATTGCAGGAACAAGCCAAGAAAGCGAACAGGAGTTTGAATAATTTTGTAGAGAGCACCTTGATGGACGCTGTATACTCCGAACCAAACGAGGAAACGATAGCGGCGATAAACGAGGCTCGTTCTGGAAAGTATGCCGGGACGATAGACGTAAGCAGTTTTGATGCCTTCATGAAATCATTGGACGAGATAGAATGAAAACGATCCATTACAGTACGAAGGCAAAGAAAGACTTAAAGAAGTACCGCAGCAACATCAAGCTGATGGAAGCCTTGTTTGAAGTCTTGGACAAGCTAAAGAAAGGGGAATCCATTCCAAGCAAGTACAAGCCCCATGAGTTGATAGGCAATTACAAGAACTGCATGGAGTGTCATGTAGGCAACGACTTTCTTCTTATTTGGATAGATGCGGTGTCTGACATAGTGGAAATTGTCAGGATCGGAAGCCACTCCGAGCTGTTCGGGAAAAAGAAATGATTTAACATTATCGATGGAAAATGGTAAGGATGAGTAAATAATACCATGATAAGGTGACGGATCGCTGAAAGGCGGTCTTTTTTTTATGATCTTCATCGATGTCTCATGAGATAATTTGGATATATAAATCATAACTATGAGGAAGAATTGATTAAAGGCCAGAAAAAGTTGTTGGATATTTTGGTATGGTAGTTTGTTTTTTATATGTTTGCCAAAAATTAATATTTAAACACAAATGTTATGAGAAGAAAAATATCATTGATGCTTTTTTTTATTTGTTTGTTTATATCAATAAATGCTCAAGATCATATATGTTTTAGAAATATACCAATTAATGGACATTTGTCTGTTTTTGTTCAAAAAATGAAAACCTTAGGGTATAAATCTATTTATTCTTCTGAAAAAGCAGAAGTGTTTGAGGGGATTTTTGCGGGGAAAGAAGCTAATATTTATGTGTTAGCATCATCTAAATCAAAAACGGTATTTAAGGTGACAGTTCTATATCCTAAAAGAGAAACATGGTTAAAATTAAAAAGTGAGTTTCTTGATATGAAAGATTTGTTTCAGAAAAAATACGGGACACCAAATGACGTATATGATTTTTTTGATTCGCCTTATGAGGAAGGTGATGGATATGAGATTCAGGCTTTGAAGTCAGATAAAGTTCATTTTGTCGTTTTTTGGGATGACAAGGATGGAGTTATAGAATTGTCAATAGATGAATCATGTCAAGTTCAAATAACATATGAAGATAATAAAAATACAATTATAGCAAATAGAGAATTAGATGATAGTAGACTAAGAGATATCTGATAAAACTTATTTTTATATATTTGGGGATTATAAATAAAAAGATTGCAACAATAAACGTGATGTTGTAATCTTTTTTTATTTACATTTCCCTACTATCTCGATGAGGCATACTTTTGGGATAAAAAAGTTTATGTCTTCCATATCAATAGATATCACTGCCAATTACAAGCAAGTAGACGAGGCTATCAAGAAAATAGAGGAGCTAAAGAAGGTCTTGAAGGATGTCCATGTGGATGATCCCAGATCGAAAGTCATATTGTCCCAGATAGAGGATCAAAAGAAAGTGATCGATGAGCTTACCGAGCAGGTACGAAAGCTAAAGGAGGAGCAAGCCCAACAAGTCCAATCGGCTATCAATGATAGCAAGAGACAAGAGCAAGAGATAGCTAGGCTTGCGCAATCCTATAAGGCGTTATATGAGCAAATGAACGCCGAGGCCGGAAAGACCAAAAGAACGGTCGAGGTAATTCCTCCGTCTGCCGCCCAGACACAAGCTACCGCCCAAGTGAACCAACAGAGATCGGCTTATGACAACCTTAACGAGGAAATCACCAAGGTAAACGGGACATTGGATCAGCATGTGGCGAAGCTTATCCGAGAACAAGGCTCATTGGCTAAGGTAAAAAACGAGCTGGCCAATCTAGCCAAGCAGGAGAAAGACAACGGATCGTTAAACGATAAGCAAAAACAAAGAAGGGAGGAACTTACCAGATCCTTATATGAGTACAAGCAGAATATATCCTCTCTCCAGCAATCCATACGTAACGACGTAAAGCTGAACAAGGCCGCTCAAGGATCTATTGATGAATTGTCGCTATCCTTGGGGAAGATGAGGGATCTTTATCGTTCCATGAGCGCAACGATGCAATCCTCTTCTTTCGGGAAGGCGTTGCTGTCAGAGATAAAAAACGTGGATGCGGAGGTCAAGCGGCTTGACGCTTCTCTTGGCAATCATCAAAGAAATGTAGGTAATTACGCTAGCGCATTGGATGACGCAAGCGTCTCTCTTAATGACATGATGAAAAATATATCGGCGCTTCCCGGTCCTATAGGGCAATCAGCTTCCGCCATGCAAGGCTTGACTAAGGCATCCTTGCGATTTATTGCCACGCCAATAGGGTCGGTTTTGGCTGGGATATCGTTGGCTCTTATGGCCTTGACTTCTTGGTTCAAACGGACAAGGGAAGGTGAGGAAGCATTGAACGTCACGAGTGCTTATTTCAAGCAAACCTTGGATTCCATATTGGATGTGGTGGATGATGTGGGCGAATGGCTTTATAAGGCGTTCACAAAGCCCAAAGAGGGTGCAAAGGATTTAGTTGATTTTATCAAAGATCATTTGATGAATCATTTAAATGCTTTGGGAAAAGTCGGTGCGGCTGTATGGAAAATATTAGGCGGTGAGGTAGGAGAAGGGTTGAAAGATTTAGGGAACGCTATCGCACAAGGTTTTTCCGGTATAGAGGACCCGTTGAGTAAAGCTTCTAAATTCATGGACGATATAATAGATAAGGGTAATAAACATGCAGAATTAGCTAGACGTGAGAACGCTTTAGAGAATAGGCGGACGGCTTGGATCGCAAAAAGAGCGGAGATTGAGGCTAGAATAAGTGAGTTGAGGGAGAAATCTCAAAATGCGGCTTATTCAGATAAAGAACGTCTGGAAGCCTCAAAAGAAGCCTCTAAGTTAGTAAAAGAAATGTATAATGAGGAAGTAGATATAGCTCAAGAACGTTTTGATATCATAAAAGAGACAAATTCCTTGTCGCATTCTAATGGGAAAGCGTTGCGGGAGCAAGCGGAAGCAGAGGCCGAGGTTAATAAATTAATGGCAGAAAGAGCCTCTAAAAACAGGGAACTTCTTAGTCAGCAGAGAGAGATTAATAATCGTATGAAAGCCCAAGGCGTTAGCGCCAATAAAGAAAAGGTTGAGACCTCCGAGAGACTTATGGCTATAGAGGAAGGCCGCAAGAAGATCCAAGATAAGGAATTGGAGGTAGAGATGCAGATCCAGCAAACCCGCATAAACGCTATGAAAGAGGGATCGGATAAGCGTATCGCCCAATTAAGGCTTGATTATAAGAAGCAGACACAAGAGGTTACGAAATTAGGGGAGGTGTTCTTGAAGGCTCAACAGGAGATCGAGAGAAAGGCGTTCGAGGCGGCTAATCCTAAAGCCAAGGAAGAAGGGAAGGCTTTTAATCCCACAACAACGAAGGTTTCTGAATTGCCACAGGAGCAATTACAGCTACTTGCTGATATGTTAGCGGCTATAACGATCGAGACACAGGCTAAAGAGACTGAGTTACTCAAGGGTACATTGGATAAGTATAAGGATTACGCCAAACAAAGGGAGGATATCGAGAAGCAATACAATGAGGATGTCAAGTTTTTGCAGAGCCAGAGAAACGAGGAGAACGCCAAACAGATAGACTCCGCTTTAGAAGAGGCTGACAAGAAAAGGAAGGAGAGCCTATCTAAGATCAACCTAGAGGAACTCAAGGAGAATATAGATTGGACTTCCGTGTTCGGCAACCTTGACAGAGTTGCTACCGAGGCATTGTCCGGAATCAAGGAAAAGCTCCAACAATACCTTCAAGACGCTGTCGGAACCATAAGCAAGGAGGATTTCAAGACGGTATCGGACGCTATCGAGCAAATCAACGAGGCCATGACCGATCGAAAGCCTATCGATCAATTACGCCAAGGGTATGATGAGTATAAGGAGACAATAGAGGAAGTGGCCGTCGCTCAAAAAGAGTTGAATGATCTGGAGTCTAGAGGGGCCGCATCCAAGGAGGCTTTGGAGATGGCGAACAAAAAATTGACGGAATCGTTAAACAAGCGTAGATCCTCCTTGGTCAAGATGACATCGGCCATAAACTCCATGGGAGAGAAAGGGCAGGATATCGTTGCTGCTGGGAATAATATTGCTGATATGCTCACCGACTTGGGTGTTTCCGTCCCGGAATCCATATCCAAGGCTTTGGACGGAGTGAGTCAAGTCATGTCCAGTCTGGCTAGCATAGATCTCACCAAGCCGTTTAGTGTCATTACGTCCGCTACCGGTATAATCGGAGGTATCGGCAAGGCCATAGGAGGATTGTTCGGTGGTGGTAAGAATGTAGTGGCTCAAGAGACGATCGATAGCTATAATGACCTCATGGAGGTGATGGATGGCGTTATCTCCCGTCAACAGGAGTTACTTGACGGATTGAGTGGGGCTGATGCGGTGGAAGCTTACAATAAGGCTGTGACGCTTATTGAGAAGCAGATTGACATGACAAAAAAATTAGGATTGGCTCAACTCAATGCGGGATCAAGTGCGGGGTCTCACTCTTACGGATATAGGGCTGTCAGGGATTTGAGGGCTTATGACAAGGAGCTGAGGGCTATCGGTATCAATCTGGACTCATTGGGAGGTCGTGCGGAGGGATTATTCGAGCTTGATCCAGAAGTGATAAGGCAACTTAGGGATGATGTTCCGGAAGCATGGCTAAAAATTGATGATGATGCTAGAGGATATCTTGAGACTTTGTTGGAACTGGATGACAAGATGAAGGAGTTGGAAGAGGACAGTAAGGAAGCTTTTACTGGCATATCTTTCGATTCCGCAAGATCAGAGCTTAGAAATCTCTTGTTGGATACAGACACCACGATGAAAGAAGTATCGGAGCATTTTGAGGACTATATGAGACAAGCCATTGTCAATACTATAATTGACAAGACATTAAGTGAAAGAATCAAAAAATGGTATGAAAAATTCTCTGAAGCTATGGCTGATGGAGAGTTAAGTGATTTAGAAAAAAGGAATTTACAGGAAACCTATAAAAAGATATACGAGGATGCCGCCAAAGAGAGGGATGCTGCATTTGAGGCCGCAGGGCTTGAGAAGGAGACAAAGACAGAGGATCAAAAGGCTACCGCCAGAGGTTTCGAGACCATGACACAGGATCAGGCGGCGGAGTTGAATGGGCGTTTCACGGCGTTACAGGAAAGTGGAAATGTAATCTCGGAGCAAAATTTGACACAGACATCCTTGTTGTCAAGTATTGTTACCTCTATTGGAGGTGTTTTGTCCGCCAATGATTCCGTAAGGGATATAGCGGGAGAGATACGGGATTTTCAAGTTCAATCGTTTTTGGAAATACAAGAGATAAATGACACGACAAAAAGCATAGATAAGACATTAAAGAAGATGTCACAAAACATAGAACAAGTGAAAATAAATACGGGAGGGATATAATGATAGGGCAATTATATATAAATGGAAGTGACGCATACATGATGTATGGTGTCATCATGGGGGATGGTTTCATTGAGAACATATCGATGGCCGCTCCATTAAAAGAGTTTGTTGAGAATGATAGCCGTCTTGAGCATGGCAAGAGAATGATAATATCCAATCCTCGGTTAGCTAGCCGCAACGTGAACCTTACTTTTACGATAAACGGAAAGACACCAGAGGAATACCTAGATCATTATAGGGATTTCGTAGCGGAACTGCATAAGGGTAACGTTGCTCTACGTGTGCCTGCATTAGGGGAGACCTATAAGTTGGTATACCTAAACTCAGCGTCATATGCCTTGGATGGATCTCGCACCGTCTCCAAACTGGCTTGCAAATTTGTCGAGCCTAACCCATATGACAGGGCGTAGCAACAAAATTACAACAATCCCGCCATTGTTTTTTTTAGGTCCGCTTGATTTTTTGCCATCCCCCTTATATGCGTGAACTTTGAGTTCATGATCGAGATTAAGGACATATCGGGCAATACTCGTTTCTCTACCCCTATAAACAGGGGCGCAAAGGGGAGATTCACCTTGATGAAGGAGGACTATATAACCCTTCCTTTTAGCGTTGAAACGCCTATTGATTTCAAGCCGGGCGACTATGTGGACATGAGAGGGGTACTCGATGATGCTTTAGGAGGTAAGTTGTCCAAGGTATATAAATACCTATCCTTGCAGAAGCCCAATGTGGTGCCGGGAAAATATGATTATGAGTTAAGGTTGGACGCTTATTATTATGAGTGGAACACGAAGATATTCAAGTATACCCCGGAAAATCATGGACAGGAGGCAGGATGGAACCTTACCGCCACTCTTGACACGCAACTGGGCGTGTTCCTGCGTAACCTTAAAGCTAACGGATATACGTATAACGGCGTCGATTATGACTTTGATATAGACAACACGGTCGAGAACAAGGCCGTGTTGATGTCTTATGACAATATCCACCTTTTGGACGCCCTTTTCTCGATGGCCGCCGAGGACAAGTGGAATTGCGACTGCTGGATAACCGAGAATATTATCCATTTCGGGCGTTGCGAGTTCGGTGACGCCGTAAAGATAGAGTTGGGCGTGGAGGCTTCCTCCATGACCCGTAACGATAGCAAGGGTACTTACGCAACACGTATATACGTGTTCGGAGGTACCAGAAACATCCCTGCCAACTATCGTCCGGTAGATGAGCAGACCGTAGTCAACGGTGTCGTGCAAAAGCGGCTCATGCTCCCATCTGGGACACCGTATATAGATGCCTATCCCGGCATGACCAACGCCGAGGCCGTGGAGGACGTGGTGGTATTTGACGATATCTATCCCAGACGGATAGGTACGTTGTCGGATGTTAAGACCGTGGACAGGAACATAGAGACGGACGGAGAGGTGACGGGGACTTTCAAGGCTTATCAATACAAGGATACCGGATTGGTGTTCAAGGATGAATATATCATAGAGGGCGAGAAATTGAAGGTCACGTTCCAATCCGGGAGACTTAATGGCATGACTTTCGGAGTCACTTTTAATCCCGAGGGATCGGAACCCGTCGAGCAATTATGGGAGATCGTCGCTAACGAGGATTATGGCCGCTTGTTACCAGACGATGTGATCCGTCCGGAGAACGGCGATAAATATATACTTTCCGGATTCAATATACAATTAGTGTCCGACCAATATATACCGGAGGCGGAGGCGGAGCTTCTGGCCAAGGGTAAAGAATATATAAAGAGAACCAGTATTGACGATGGCACGTACCCGACTACGTTGGACTCGGAATGGGTCTATCAAGACCAGATCAACCGGACTTACGACGTGGGGCAGAGGATGCGGATGGTCAATCCCGCTTTCTTCTCGTCGGAAGGGCGTATCAGTCGTGTTATAGGCTGGGAGATGAGCCTTGATATCCCTTATGATTCTCCTGTATATACTATAGGCGAGAGCACTCAATACAGCCGGCTTGGTGAATTGGAGGACAAGGTTGATTCCTTGACTTATAAAGGACAGACATATACCGGTTCAGGGGGAAGCGGCGTATACGTTATCCGTACCAATGACTCCACCCCGGCAAGCGACAGCAACGTATTCTCCGCCCTTCGCTCGTTGGCGACATTCTTGCGCAAGGACAAGCCGGACCAGACCAAATATCTTATCAAGCTCCTCGGAGGATTGATATCTGATAATATCGAGTCTCAGGATTTTGCCGCCGGTCCTTTCGGCACGGGCTTCCTCGTGAAAAGGGACCCAAAGACCGGTAAATCATATATAGAGGCGGACGAGATCTACATCCGTCTCAAGGCCTATTTCGACACGTTGGAGATCAAGCACCTCTCTCACGTGGGAGGGCGTATCGTATTATCTCCGGCGAGCATGGAGTGCATTAGGGTGGAGGAGGTATCGGTAGAGCTGGATGCCTTATATGACTTTAACGGCGATCCCTTATATGACACCGAGAATAGCCGGTTATACTCCTTGGGGGGATCGGCTCGTGCCACCACCAACGTGTACAGGTGTTATTTCCGGCAGACCGACGGGGAGAGGGAGATCGTAAATGAGTTCGCTATCGATGACATGGCCCAATGCCGAGAGTTTAACGTGAAGACCGGGATATCCCATAATGTCCGTAACCAGTATTACTGGCGCAGGGTCGTAGGTTTGGGAAATGATTACATAGACCTGTCGATAGATGATTGCGATTCCGGGAGCATGATCCCGAAGACGGGGGATACGATCGTCACGATAGGCAACAAGACGGATACCAATCGTCAGCATGTCGTTTATCTATCCTCCTACGACGATGACGCCCCGTGCTTCAAGCTGTATTCCGGTATCAACTCTTACTCGATGCTGAATAAGGAAGTGACGGTCATTTCCCCGAACGCCGACAAGAACGTATTCACGGGCAAGGTAGTCATAAAACCGGGGTCTGCCGGCTTCGAGAACTTGACAGACAAGCCGGACATGGAAGGCATAAATAATTCCATCAAGAATGCCCAAGAAGCCGCCTCCGCCGCCCAAGAGGCTATCGAGGGAGTGCAAGGCTCGGTGGATAATTTCAAGTATTACGTTGATAACACCTTCGCCGATGGAATCATATCGGAGGCGGAGACCAAGGATATCGCCCGCTATATAGATATCGTAAACAACGAGAAGGCATCGTCATTGGCTACATATAATGAGTTGAGGATCAATCCTTATCTTGACGGGGCAGAGCTTGTCTCCTTGGAAGAGGCCAAGGAAACCCTGTTCTCTTCCATAGATAGCCTGATCGACGCCGTAAACAAGGCCATAGCGGACAAGAAGGCCACGGAAGAGGAGATAGCCGATATAAACGATAAATACACGGAGTTCAATACCGCTTGCGGTAATTTTTATTCCGCTGTGGAGAACGCTAACAAAAAAATACAGGATAATCTTAAGTCATACTCGGATAACGCCCAGAAAGCCGCGGATGAGGCTAACAAGAACGCTACGAGCGCGATGGACAGCGCCAATACCGCCAAGAGCGATGTCTTGGGCTTGAAGGACTTCACGGACGAGGCATTCGAGGACGGGATTATCTCCAGATCGGAGGCGGTGGCCATAGGAAAGTACACCAATACGGTGAACGCCACCAAGAAAGAGGTGGAATCAACCTACAACACGTTATATACCAACCCTTTCCTTTCCGGTACCCCAAAAACGGATTTACTGAACGCCAAGGTGACGTTCATGGGAGCGGTGGATAACCTGTTGGCATCTATACAGACGGCCATTTCGGACGGTAAGACGACAATAACCGAGAAGGAGATTGTCGATAGCAAGTTCTCCGCGTTCAACAGCGCCTATGCCTCACTTGCCACGGCCATAGAGAACGCTAACAAGGCGATCCAGCAGAAGATCAAGGAGGAGGCGGTCAATGAGGCCTCCGATGGTCTTATCTCCGATATCGAGACGATTACCGAAGCGGACAAAAACGAGATGGCCAAACAGCTGGGATACGCCGATTACGCCTCGATGAAGGAACAAGCGGCGAAGGGCAAGACCATCATAAACGGGGCATCTATCAATACCCAGTTGATAGATACGGACTTGCTCATCACTTCTCTCGTTATAGCCAAGGCGATAAAAACAAGTAACTTGAACGTAAATGATAAGTTCATAGTTAAGACCGATGGCTCCGTGGACATGAACGGCATCTTTCACTCCCTTGGTACTAAGACGGAGCTTGTCATCTCTAACGGTTATTTGAGGATCGCCTATAACGGGGAAGAGATCATGCGTTTCGCCGTGAACCAGAATACGGGTATGCCAGAGCTGAATATGCACAAGGGAGATAAGAGCGTGTTTATCTCCCCGGAGAAACTTGTGTTCGGTTTTGGCTCAGGGAATAATTTCTTGACTCTTAATCCCAGTGACATTGGAGGGGGAGACGTGAGAAAGAAAAGTGATGGGACCTTGTATGTGACCACTGGAGAAACCTCCTTGATAACGGTTGGGATCTACGTGTCTCCGCAGGAGGGAGGTACGACAATCCCTACACCGGGATCTATGCTGTTCAAATACGAGGGAGAGCAGGAGTACGTGGAGGCTATACCCAACGATGGGTATGAGTTCTCCAGATGGAGCGATGGTGGCGCCCAACGCCATTTGGTTACATGGGATGTCTCAGGCAAGGGGATAACCGCGTATTTCACCAAGATACAGGTGACTCAATATACGGTGACCCTGATAGCCAACCCGCAACAGGGCGGTACCGTGTCTGGAGGAGGTGCCGCCGACAAGGGGACGGTACGCGCGGTATCCGCTACCCCCGCCTCCGGTTACCGCTTTGTCAACTGGAGCGATGGGGGGAACCAGACCCACAACGTCACTTGGGACGCTAATAAGACCTTGACCGCTAATTTCGAGAAGGCTATTATAACGGGTGACGAGATATTGTTGGGTACCTCGTTGACATCAGGCACGTATACGAGCGTGTTGAAGAAGGGGACGGGTACCTTGACGGCTTCCACTTCCGGCGGTAATATGACGGTCATGTCCTCGTCCGGCAATCAGGGATGGGTGCTGTTCAACAAGGGATATCTCGGGAGCAAGTTGTCGCAAGGGCATATATACAGGCTAATTGTCACGGCCAAGGTCGCTTCCGGTACGGTCACTTTCTTGGCCGGCATAGGCTCTATAGACTCCGGAGGAGAGTTCAACGACCTTTCCTCGGGAGATATGATCTATGGCAAGCAGATAACGACATCCGTAAAGACCTTTGTCGTGGATATAACGGTCTACAAGAGAGATAGCACGGTAAGCGACGCGGTGGCTATGTCGTTCTTCCCCGATAGTACGGCCACTATAACAATAACGGGTATATCGTTGAAGGAGGTGTGATATGGGAATCATTAACAAGACAACAGATAAGATAAACGTCTTGCTTGACAAGATAGCGGATATTCCAGAGGAGGGTCTGGCAGGGAAGACCCCAGTATTGGAAGACGTGAGAGTCACCACCCTATCCGCGGGTAGCGATGCCACTGGCGATATCGTTAGAACCGGGGTTGATAGTGAGGGAAACCCATCGTACGTGATAAATCTAGGTATCCCACGAGGTAAGGACGGGACTTCTGGAGGTCCCGCCAGTATAGACTGGACCAATGTCCTTAATAAGCCAGAATGGATAATGTCATCCACTAAACCATCATATACGGCCGATGAGGTCGGGGCATTACCCTCAAGCACCTCTTTCAAGACGGTTAACGGGGAATCCATATTGGGGGAGGGTGATATAGAAATCTCATCCGAGGGAGGAAACGGCGTAGGACGAAACTACCCCGGTTACAAGAACGCCGAGATATTCAACGATTACGAGAGCAACAAGGCCGCCGGCGCCTATGCTCATGCGGAGGGCCGGGAGACGAACGCAGCCGGCCCTCGGGCTCACGCCGAGGGGTATAAGACGAGTGTTTTCGCCGCCGATGCCCATGCCGAGGGGAGGGAGACGTGGTGCTTGGGACCACAAGGGCATGTGGAAGGGATGAACGGGATCGCTTGGGGAGGGTTGTCGCATGTCGAGGGACTGGCCGCTCGTATAGAGAATGGATCTTACGTGCCGCCCGTTGAGGGGGGGAAAAAAATTCTTAACGAAGAGGATTTGATCAGGACGATATGGGATACATATGGCCTCGCATGGGGGAAAGAGATTATCGTAAGCGAGGACTTGTTTAATGATTATTATATACATGCTTCCTTTGGGGAAAGAAACCATGTAGAGGGCGTTAATAATGTCGTTTTAAACAATTGCGTACACGTTGAAGGTCGTGGAAATGTATCGGGGGCCTCCGTAACCGCGCATGGGGCTGCTCAGATTGACCACGTGATCCATATAGAGGGATGCTGGAATACGGTCTATCCCCAATCTAGGGATACGGGATGTCACATAGAGGGAAAATCCAACCTCGTCCGTGAGTCCGGGGATGGCTCCACGATATATTACGCCACCGCTGCCCATGTGGAAGGTGAGAATAACGTCATAGATTGCCTGTCGCATATCGGCGATGATTACATCCGGGGGGATGCCAGATGGTCGCATGTGGGGGGGTACTCATGTTCTGTTGTTAGGGCTAGCTACGCTTTTGCCCATGGCGACCATCTTTCCGTGTCCAACGATCACGAGGTATCGTTCGGACGTTACAACCTCTCTGAGATCAACGGAAATAAAGTTTTGTTCTCTTATGGTATTGGAGATGATGGACGGAGAGATAACGCCTTATCTATACTGGAGGATGGAACGGTGGTGATTCCCCGGCTGGACGGGGGAAGTGTCAAGGAGCAAATAGAAGCTGCCATACAACCATTAACCAACAAGGTTAACAATATATATAAAGAGCTCAAGGGAATTATAGACGAGCAATCCAAGCAAATACAAGATTTGTTAGCCTTGATACCGTCGGTGAAGGTAGAGAATGACATATTGATGATCGGGACACCCAAGGCCTTCGTGATAGGTAGCCTGCTTGTATTGACAAGGAACCTTCCGGCCGGCGTTTCCGATGATACGCTTACGATTACCGATACGTCGGTGGAGGTAGATAATGATATATTAACAATTAAATAAACACTAAGGATATTATGAGCACGATTAAAAAGGTAAACGTAAACGGGCAAGAGTATGATTTGGCCGGTTCTGGAGGCGGTGGGGTTTTGATCGAGATAACCCACTCGGAACTAGTGGCTCTTAGGAATAGTGGCGGTCTTGTTCAAGGGAATAAATACCGGATAACGGATTATAACGCCGTCTTTAACACGTTAAGATCAGCGGGACATCAATTTGATATCGTAGTGGAGGCATTGTCTTCATCTGAGCTTTCCGAGAAAGCCTCCGCTATGATACATGAGGGGGATGTATATTTCGAAAACTCCCATCTGGATCTATGGACAGTCTATTACTCATTGGATAACGACACTTCTCGCTTTAAAGAGGCATCGGCTTCTGGAAAAGGCTTTATCTGGAGATTAATAGATGAGTATAATAACGATGTATGCTTCGATTTCAAGAACGCCCTTTTCACGTTGTCATCTTCTGATTTTGATTTTGTCACGAGTGATTCATTGGATTTTTATCTGTTCTCTCATTTAGAGACGGGAACCCCATCCCAGTCGGACATCAAGGATAAAACAATAGTGAGATCTGGTTCCGTTTATAATAATATTGTAAAATTCAAGCTAACATCATCACCCAAATTGGTGTTTGGTTGCGTAAAAGGACTCCTTGATTCAATATCTCCTTTTTTACTGTCTTGTAATCAAATTGAGGCTATTGAATCTGTTATTGTGTTTGGTATGAGCGCTAGTAAGTTTGCCTCCAGTAAGATTTGTCTTGGCGCCAAAGTCATTTCAAAAAAAACGGTATCAAATATAATCAATTCTGTTTTTAGCGCTTCATTGACGCTTGAGGGAACTTATTCTATTAATAATACAAACATATGCGATATAAATAAAATATCTTATGAAGGCGATATTATAAATTGCTTTATTTATGGAGGACTTAGAAAGCCATCATTAAAATGCTCATCGATGAATAACGTATCCGTAAAAATTATTGCTACAAATAATAATACATTGTTGACTCTTTCCGATCGATTGGATTCTGTCGATGTTTACGCCAAGGAGAATGAATCTGGATCTTATGATATAAAAATCGTAGACCCGTTTGCGCAATAACATGGATAAAAAAAGGATATGGAAGCTATTCGCATAGGAAACGACATCAATATAGAATGGACCATCTTCCGGGACGGTAAGCCCGAGTCTTTGGATGGCAAGAACATTAGCGTCTTCATGACCAATGGCTATAAGAAGATGGCGGTAAAAGACCTCCACTTCCGGGATAACGTGATACGATTCACTTACTTAGGTAAAGACCAAGATTATAACGGCGTCTATACGCTGACCCTTATCGAGAACAAAGGGAAGGAGGGCATGTACACCGTAGACGCTTGCGATGCGTTCCGTCTTATCCCACGGTCGTGCTCCGTAGGTGGAGATACGGGATGCGGCAGCGTCAAGGTGACAACGGTAAAGCTAACGGGAGATATATCCGTTCCTGCCGTAGGGACCGGAGATTATGAAAGTATGACCAATAAACCACGGATCAACGGGGTTGAGTTGGTCGGGGATAAGTCCCTAGAGGAGTTAGGGATACCCATTCTGCCTGATAATATCGTAACCGATGCCGATTACACGCATACGGATAACAACTTGACGGACGCTCTTTTGGAAAAGCTCGACGGATTGAGTAATTACGATGATACGGCGTTAAGAGAGGCTTTAACCTCCGAGATCAGCAGGGCGAAGGAGGTAGAGGGGGATCTTGACACGGCCATAAGGAAAGTGGCTTCCGATCTGTCCACGTTTATAACGGGAGATCCGGACGCGGACAATGTCATCAACAGATGGCAGGAGGTGGTGGAGTTCTTGTCCGGTATGACAGAGGATAAGGATATGGCCGGAGTGTTGCTGGATTTGAAAAAACAAATACTTGCGGAGGTCACGAGTATCTTGTCAGGTTATTACACGTCCGGACAGATTGACGATAGGTTTGTCGAGAAGATCAAAGGGAAGGGACTTAGCACAAACGACCTTACGGATGAGCTGTTATCTAAGATCAACGGCTTATCCAACTATGATGATGAATGGGTCAGGAGTGAGATCGCCTCTATCAAGGCGGATATCGACACGTTATTGGGTGATGGAGCGAGCGACGCTATAGATACCTTCCATGAGATCGAGCTTTTTTTGCAGGGTATTACGGATAAGGAAACCCTAACCGGTCTTCTCAATGACTTGCGTGCGGAGATAACGGCTTTGATCCCAACCAAGACATCCCAATTAACAAATGACGATCACATCGTAAAGGACGCTAATTACGTCCATACGGACAATAATTATACTGACGAAGATAAGGGTAAGTTGGATGGATTGGATAATTACGACGATACGGATATCCGGAATCTGGTCACCGGTCTAAGGACGGACGTTGATAAGTTAAAGCCCGTTGTCACCTCCACCCCGTCTAGCGGTCAGATAACCATAACGCCGGACAAGGCCCAAAACGAAGATCCGGACGTGTCGATAACGCTGGAGACCAAGGGAGACAAGGATAAGTCGCTGATGGCCGACGGCAAGTACCGCAAGCTGCCCGTGTACGGCAGGAACCTGTTGCTGGGATCGGGGAAGGAGGTAAGTAACTCTAGTTACAAAATCGCTAATTATTGGTTGGCGGAACAGATACCCGATGGGACGCAGGTCACTGTAACTATATGGGGTGAGATAGGGGACGGCAAAGAGTCGTTAGACTTATTTAATTCTGGAGCGTATGTGGGGTCATTAGCCAAGTTTCTTCCTACAGATTTTGTAAATGGGAAAGCTCACAAGACATTTAAATGGCTTACTACTTTAGTTGGTCATCAAGCGGATAATACACGTCTTGTTATATTTACCACTCCAAATACAGTTACCTCTACCTCCACCATCCACAAGATCAAGCTCGAGTACGGCGACATCTCCACCGAGTGGACCCCCGCTTGGGAGGACATCCCTGATATAGAGGAGCGGTACGCCTACGGTGTAGAGTGGGACATGGCATCGTCAAGCCCGGACGGGAAGCGTGTGGGTAATATGCAACTACATCGGGAGTTGCCGGTGCAGAGTAAGATAAGAGGGTGCGTGTTAGATAATAGCGGGGGAGTGAAAAAATATTTAGGAGCATCTTCTTGGTCACAAGAGGATATGTCTATAGATTATCTTTTAGAGGCTATAATGGCAGAAATGGATAGGTTTTGGATTCGTTTCTACATAAAAGGCCTTAAGTTTGGATGTATGATGTCTGATACTCCTATGCCCGGATATACCTATATTAATAAACGTTATATGAGTGCTTTCGAGGGAGGAATAGATAGGCCGTCGATGACTTTATTGTCTGCCTATGGAGTAGGTAGCACAAACGTAAATAGAAGAGGTGGCGACAACACCGCCGACTGGGACGGCACCTACCGTTCCTTGCTAGGCTGTCCAGTCACCAACCTCACCCGAGACCAATTCCGGCAAGCCGCGAGGAAAAGAGGCAGCGGATGGGAAATGTATACCTACAACGCCCACAAGACCCTGTTCTGGCTATTCGCCGTCGAGTACGCCACGCTGGACAGCCAGAAGCCTTTCAACGCCCAGAAGGACGCTAACGGTTTCGCCCAAGGTGGCCTAGGTCCGGGACCGACGCAAATGGCGGATTGGACTAACTTCAATAACGCGAATCCCCTTATCCCATGCGGCTATACCAACGAGTTCGGGAACGGCTCGGGAGAGAAGGCATATGTGGTGAAGAACGCTTCCGGCGGTACTCATGCCACATTGATGGCTAACAGGTATCGTGGTATAGAGAATCCGTTCGGCCATATCTGGAAATACACCGATGGGGCCAACATACAAGTCACCACGGGTGATTCCGGATTGTCTATCTTATGGACTACCGATGACCCGTCAAACTTCAGCGATACATCTTACATAGGCTATAACAAGAAAGGCAACATCTGCCGTACCAATGGTTATGCCAAGAAGATGCTCCTAGGTGAGGATGGTGATATCGTAGCTACGGAGATCGGCGGTAGTAGTTCTACCTACTGGTGCGACTACTACTACACCTACACATCGGCTAACCGCATGCAGGTGGTGCTGGTTGGCGGTAATGCGGGCGACGGGTCGCGTGCGGGCCTCGCTGACGTGCATACGCTTAATGCGCCTTCCGATGCGTATCGTAACTTCGGTTCGCGCCTTTGCTTTTTCCCCGAATTTCGTAAAACGTCGGCGTAGCCGCACGTCTCACGTCGGGAATTTTTTTGTATAACGATTAAATAACAAGACATGAAAAGAACATATAGCGACACTATACCGATCACTATAGAAAAGGACGGTGACGGATCCTACCTTTACCGGTGGGAAATTATAGAGGAGACAAGGGAGATGGGTGACGATATGGCCCCCGTGATCTCCTATAGTTACAACGAGGTCAGGGTATGGCCCACGTTGACGGCCAACAAGATATTGGAGGCCTGCATTAACGCCCTATGGGACAAGGACGTGGAGCAAAAGAAGCTGAACGACTACAACGCCGCCCAGCTAGGCATACTGGACTTGTCATACGTGGAGTCTTATAAGACGTTCCTTAACGAGAGGAAGGCGTTGAAAGACCGTGTGGATAGCGATTTCGCCGAGTGGGAGGCGGCGAGAGAGGAGGAGAGCATAATGGTTTTATAACTAATTAAAAAGGATCGGAAGAATGGATTGGACGATGATGTTAACCGCCGTATTAACCTTTGTTGGAGGAGGTGGTCTTGGAGCAGTGCTGATGTTTCCGCAAAAGAGGAAATCGGCCGAGTTGGAGAATGAGACGAAAGCGAGTGAGCAATGGAAGGAATTGTATATCAAAAGTCAGGAGGAAAAGAAAGGTTTGAGCAATCTTATAGATAAACTATACGACGATCAGGGACATTTTCGTGACGAGAATAACCGTCTTACAACCCAGATAGCGGTATACAAAGTACTTAAATGCAGAGATTTGAAATGTACCAATAGGAATCCTCCTATCGAGAACAATATAAATAGTGAGGATAAGGAGGATAAAGATTGCGATAAAGAAGGATCCCCAGATCCAAAAGGATAGGGGAGCCGGATAAACTTTAGCTTCCTGTCTTTCTCAAGTGAGGATAGCAAGGTTAACAAAGTGTACAAATGTAATAATAAAATTATAGATATGGCAAATGAAAAATTACCTAGGGGACTTAGGCACAATAACCCCGGAAACATTCGGATCAATAGTGATCTCTTTCAAGGCGAGATACGACCTAGCAAGGACAAGTCGTTTAAGCAGTTCAATACGATGGCATACGGTTACAGGGCGATCTTCAAGATCCTGTCTAACTATTACCGGAACTATAAGCTGGACACGATCCGCAAGATGATAGGAAGATGGGCGCCGGAAAACGAGAATGATACGGACGCTTACATTAAGGCCGTATCCGATTACGCCGGTATCCCGGCTGATGATCCTATCAACATCAACGATCGTGAGCAGATGATCCGGATCGTGGCCGGGATGAGCAAGGTTGAGAATGGGAGAGAGGCTGAAATGTCGGACGTTATAGCTGGATGGAATTTACTTTAACAATAACAAGACCTAATGCTGTAGAGGTAAGCGTAAAATAAGATGAAAAAATATATTGGAACAAAACAGATTGAAGCAGAACCTATGACAATGGGCGAAGCTTTTGAGAAAGGATTGCTTAAAGCGGGAAGAGTACCTAACGAAAGCGAGAAGTCAAATGCTGGATATCATGTGAAGTATCAAGACGGTTACGAGTCATGGAGTCCAGCAGAGCCATTCGAGAAGGCTTATAAGATCTGTGATACGTTTATGAATCGTCTCCAAATAGAATTGTCCGAATTATCCGATAAACAAGAAAAGCTAGGTAAGTTTTTTGGTACGGATATGTTCAAAGGATTGTCAACGCAAAAGCAAGTATTGCTACGTGCACAATTCGGAGCGATGGAAGCTTATAGGCAAATCCTTATTGAGCGCATCCGTATTGAGGGAATCGCAAAATGAAACCGTGGCAAGCAATATTAATACTAGTGTGCTTGGTAGCCAGTTTCACGGCTGGCTACCATATCCGGGGGGATGTGACTGATAAAGTCGTGTCTAAATCCGATACCGTATTAATAACCGACACGATCCATGACAGTATCCCGTATCCTGTTTACGAGACATTGGTGCAGACGATACCAGAGCCTTTTCCTGTCTACATTACATTAGACGGTGACACGATTAAGGAACCTATATATGTCCCGGTGCCGATAACTCAAAAGGAGTACAAGACGGATGATTACCGGCTGTCAATATCCGGCTATAAGCCTAATCTTGATTACATCGAGGTTTATAGAAGGACTGAGTATATAACCAAGACGATCTCCCCCCGTAGATGGGGAATAGGAGTTATAGCAGGTTATGGGATCGGTAAGAATGGCTTGTCACCCTATGTCGGGATAGGTGGGTTTTATAGAATTTGGTGAGGCTTCCATGGCTCACGCCCGAGAAACCTCTGATAATAGAATGAATGCGTTATATGAATAACAAGGGCTGACGTTTTTTTGTTCATGATAATTTATATTAGTTTGATGGTGACTTCGTGAGAACGAGCCGGAAAGGGAGGATAAAGAAAAAAAGAATCTTCCCTAAATAATCGGATCGGAAGTTTGATTATTTTTTCATGCCACGCACGACGGGAAGATTCTTATAAGTCTTTCTGCCGTGCATTTTTTTTTGCCCGGCTTGATAGTAAAACAAACCACGAAATAAAAAGTTTATGAATAAGGTGGAAATTTTTTACAAAAAAGTGATAGAGGCAGTCTGCAAGGAGTGCGGGACCGATCCGGTAATGATGTTTAGCAACAACAAGGAGAGGAACGTTGACGCTAGGGGATTACTTATCGTCATATTGACAGAGAGAAAATTCAGTGAAAGTCTGATATCGGATCTTACAGGATTGACACAACAGGCTGTCAACAGGTTGAAGAATATCTATCCAGACCGTATCAATAGGAGCTACTTCTTGCGTGGGGTTTTAAGTTACATAAAGGAGGAATTAGCTGGTTCGTTATAATATCTACAAAAAAACAGCTAAATTATATACAATATTTCTTTGAAATTATATATCTTTGCGTCAAACAAAAGTCACTGTTGCCGCAGTGACTGTTTGCCAACGATATACGTTTAAATAAATTTTAAATTATGAGTGCAAATATAGTAGAAAAGGACGACAAGCGAAGATCTATAACGAAAGAATTTGCTTATGGCGTGTTAAAAGATTGCATTGGAGGTATGTTTACCGCATATTTCAAGGCAATAGATAAATTTAATGTAGAGATAGACCAGACAATACCGGAAGCTCGTGTAAGGCTTTACTCTACATTGCTTAATGCTAAATTAGTAGAGAGTTTTATATTGACATTCCCTGATAATTGGACTAATGGCAAGTATGGGCGTGTGATATTCCGATGGGATGATGTTCAGATCATAATAAAGAAACTTAACGCCAAAGGAAAGCCGTCTTATATACCAACATTGCTGTCAGATAAGATATTAAGTCAATACCAATCGGATTTGTTTGAAGGTGATGATTCCGCCAAGGCCGAACCTGTTCTTATTTTTGGATACACCAAGGACAAAATGGGACAACTCGTCGATCCTAGAATCGTATATTTCGACAATGATGTTAAATGGGAACTGACAAAGGATGATGTATTGATGAAACCTGTAACTCATGATATCGTTGAGGATATAGAGGTTCTTATCAAGAAGAGAGGAGAAAGTAAATCTGAATAATAATAAATTGTATATCGTTGGCTATTAAAATATATCAATATTATGGATTATAGACAATTAACTATAGCGAGGGAATATAGGGGATTTACTCAATCCAAGCTCTCCGGTATGATAGAGGGATTGTCTCAATCTAATCTTTCTAAATACGAGAAGGGTCTAGGTACATTATCAGAAGATCTTGTCCGCAAGATAATGGAGGTATTGGATTTCCCTATAGGATTTATGGATATATCCGTAGGTAATGATTACGAGAAGAGCTTTAGAAAAAAAGCGAGGCTTAAAGCCATGGATAAATGCCATATCGAGAGATTTGTGGATCTTTTATCTTACAGCGTTGATTATATGACCTCTGATTTGGAGATTCCGGACTATAATTTTCCGAACATAGACATAGAGAGTGGGGTAACTCCGGAGGAGATAGCCATGCATCTAAGGAATAAATTCAGGTTAGGAATAGAGCCAATTAATAACATCATAAATTTCTTGGAGAGAAACGGTGTCATAGTTTATGAGTGGGATTGTGAATATGATGATTTCGATGGGGTTTCTTTGATAACCAGAGGAGGCAATCACTTGATTGTTCTCAACAAGAACATGAGTAATGACCGTAAGAGAAGATCGATTGCTCATGAGCTGGGGCATACGATAATGCACAATGATCCGGATATGTTTATTGTGTCATCAAGGGACAAGGAGGAGGAGGCTGATCGTTTCGCCTCGGAATTTTTAATGCCTAGGCGTGGCATAGAGTCCTCTTTGCGTGGTATCAAGTTCTCGGATTTACCCGTCCTTAAATCATACTGGAAAGTCTCCATGATGTCTATTGTCGTAAGGGCCAGAAGATTGAATTGTATAGATGACTCTAGGTATAAATATTTTGCGACGGAGATAAGTAGACGTGGATGGAGACTCAAAGAGCCATATGACGTGCGTCTTGACGAGTCTGTGGTAGTAAGCAAGATGTATACGGCTATGTGTGATGGTTTGGGATATGATATGAAAACCTTGTCGGATGCGATGAATATCCCCTCTGATGTCACTTCCTGCATATTCCAGCCAAAAAGAAAAAATAGATTTTGGATTTCGGTTTAATAAATAATACCATATTACTAAAGCTCAAGCGTCCGTATAAGATATTATGCGGGCGCTTAAATTTTTACAGCAAACTCACAATGATCTAACAACAAGATATTTAATATACAATGGACTTCTCTGGATTTTTGTGGTGTCCGGTAATGGTGCCGGATTAACGACAAAAATTAAAGATAATGGATAGAAATTATTTTATCGGTACTCCCGAAGGAGGTAATTCCGGTGGAAGTAAGTTTGACATCATGGCCTTTCTCCCGAGTTTGATGGGTGGCGGTGGAAAATCATTGGACCCCAATTTGGTAGCGGCTTTGATGAACAATAAGGGCAATCAAGACGCTTGGGGCGGTGGTGGTTGCTGGTGGATCTGGATCATCCTCCTGTTCTTCGTATGGGGAGGCTGGGGTGGCAACGGCTTCGGCAACAACGGGGCTAACGGATTACCGGCTCAATTGAACAATGACGCTGGTCGTGAATTGTTGATGAACGCTATCCAAGGAAACGGAACGGCTATCAGCCAATTGTCATCTTCCTTGAATTGCTCTACCCAGCAATTACAAAACGCTATCTGCCAGATCCAAGGACAGATCCAGAGCGTGGGTAACCAAGTAGGCATGAGTTCTCAACAAATCATTAATGCCGTCCAAAGTGGTAACAATCAATTATTGAGCCAGATCGCCGAGTGCTGCTGCACGGTTAACAACAACATCACTAAGATGGGCTACGAGAACCAATTGGCTAGCTGCAACCAGACAAACACGCTGGTGAATACGATGAACAACAACACGTTGACTCTCCGTGACTCAGGTCTGCAGAACACCCGTGATATCATCAACGAGGTTCGTGATTTCAAGAACTTGTATCAACAAGACAAGATGGATCGCTTGACGGCGGAGAACCTAGCCTTGAAAGGACAGATCTCCCAAAGCAACCAGAACGCCTATTTCGCCGCTACTCTACAGGCGCAGACCGCCCCTCTAGGTAACGCCTTGGGTGATTTGAGCTCAAGATTGGCCAAGATCGAGTGTAACCAGCCGGAGGTGGCAAAGGTTCCTTACTCCCCCGTGGTAGGCATACCCACTTGCGTGGCCGCCCAGTACGGATTAGGCCTAGGTCTCGGTAACTGGGGAAACTTCGGCAACGGATGGGGATAATGAGTTAATAACCTAAAAATAAAGAGTTATGGCATTCATTAGTCCTTTCATAATGGCGAACAAGAACGGTATCCCACGTTTGGAGAGCACGGGCGTTACGGTCGGGACGACCAACGTTCGTTTCTCCTTCCGCAATCACCCGTTCCTGTCAGCCCCGTTTAGCGGGTTGATCTTGTTTCGTCTGGCCCAGCCTATCCCGACTGGTACTACCGGGACATTGCCGGTAGTGTTTGACACGAACGGCTCCACGCAGGCGCTAACGACCATTAACGGCGCAGATGTCACGGCATCCGATATAACCGGCACCGGAATCTACTTGTGTTACTATGAGTCGGGCAATAATACGCTCCAGATAATGACGGGAGTGGTGTGAGAGAGTATCAACGAGAGACCGGAGCGATCCGGCTCTCATAAAAACCAAGAAATATGTTCAAGAATCAGAGACAAGGGAATCCTTTATATATCCTTCATAAGGGGAATACGCCGTTTTGTGAGGTTGGAAGCATAGTCAGCGTGTCCCCTCCGAGACCGGAGAATCCAAATTTCAATATGTATGGTCCGCAAGCTAAAATCGTGGTGGACATAAAGGCCAAGGTAGGTGAGGACAACGTCAGCTTCTCCAACGTCTTGTCCGACGTCACCATTACGGATTACCCCACTACAAACGGGGAGAAACTGGTTGTGTCATGCGATCTAGGTGCCCTGAATACGGAGATCAACGCCATGATGCAGCAAAGCCGACAGGCACTTGACAGCATCGATTACCATAAATCCGTGATTGAGGGGTGCGAGAAGATGCTGGTAATACTGAACCCTGAGTTTGCCCGGGAGAAGGAGAGGGAGAGTGAGATCGCTAACATGAGAAACGAGATGTCCGATCTGAAGGAGGCTAACGCAAGGTTGGTTGCCATGATGGAGCAACTTGTCGGTTCCGTGAACGGTAATAATAACAAGAATAAAAAAACAGAGTGATATGGGAACATATAGCAGAAAACTGAGAGAGCTGATCGAGGAATTCGACGCCATGGAAGACGAGGATATGTTGGAACTGGCGAAGGAGGCCTATAAGCTTGGCTGTAAGGAAGGAAAGCGGAAGGCCATGGAAGGCTATGGCAACCGTATGGAGGAAGACGAAGACGATGAGTTCGAGGACGACGACGAGTTCCGTGAGATGTGGGAGCGTGGCGGCTACGGCAACCGTGGCGGCGGTCGTGGATCATCCGGTGGCGGTTATGGCAATCGCCGTGGGGTGCCGGGCACCGGACGCTACTCGAGACGATATCGTAGATAACCATGAGGGGGGACCGGTTTCCCCCTCCTAAAAAACAGAGGAATATGAGACTAGATATGTATGATGATTTCCCTTCCGGCATGCGATCCTACCTGAAGGCGTATGGCTGGCATTTCTCCAAGGCCATGTGCGATTGGGCCGTATCCATGATGGAGAAGGAGGACGGAAACGGGAAGAAGGTCAAGATAACCCCTTTCACGAAGGAACAGGTGGATGAGATGCTGAAGAAGTATAGCGTGGACGTGAAGAAAAAGGGTGGATACGACTATGTTTACGCCGCCAACATGTGCAAGGCCGATTATCTTGGCTCCTCCGTGCCTAACGAGCAGTACGCCGCTCTTTATGTCAAGAACGTCTGCGACGATCCGGACGCTTACGACGGGATAGTGTTCACCCGGTTCTACGCTGATTGCATCGGGTCCGGCACGCCTATAATCTGGGAGGAGATGATGTGATGGGAGGCTGGGGCTACATACTGAGGATCTTGAAGGGAGAGTCCCCCAAGGACGTGCTGGCGAGTATGCCGGAGAAGGATTTTGACAAGGTATCCGAGGTGGTGGGCAATCTCAAGGCAACCAATCTCACCCGGCAACAAAGGAGGAGGATAGAGCGGGAGTTCAAGACGGTAAGGAGATGATACGACGGGATTACCATATCAAGAGATACGATTGGGTGATCCACGTGCTGTATAACGTCACGTGCTCGAGGACATCCGATATCATAGCCCTATTGAGGAGGGTCGGTTGCCCGGAAAGCAAGATACGGGAGGCTTATGGCAACGTAGGCTCCTGCAAGCTGGACGTGGGACTGACCTATTCTAATTACCGCAGCCGGGAATCCGTCATGGTGATAGGCCGGACCTCGTCCTATAGGGAGTTCGCTAATTCCCTGTTCCATGAGTGCCGCCATTTGACGGATCATATGTCCTTGGCCTTGGATATGGAGATCGGAGGGGAGCCTATCGCTTACTTGTCTGGCGATATAGGAGCCTTGATGTCCGATGAGATAAGGATGTTCATCTGCGATTGCCATCGTCACAGGAACGATATAAACGATGAGTTATGGGAAAGAAAAAAGAAGATAAAAAGAAAAAGGAATCCGTAAGACGGGAGATAGACCTCCTCACGGATTCCTTGGATTTCGAGCCTGTCAACTTCTATGAGGTGATGGCTCGGATTAGACACTTGATGTGCCTGTTATAATGAATCTGTCTCAATGACGGATTTAAGAGATATGGGGTCGTCTTCCCACGTTAAGTATTTACCTGTTAATTTATAAATACTGCCTTTTGGAAGTACGATCGCCGAGTTGTGATCCTCGACGGAAAAATATTCCTCGTCATGCGCCGATCTCTCGTCCGTCCATACCTCTCCTTGCCGCACGGGGAAGTTATCAAGGATAACCTCGTCACCATTCTTGTTTACGGCCAAGAACACTATCGTTTGCTTGCCTAACTTCATGACATATTATAGTTTACTTATTCCTCGATTTGATTGGCTCATCAAGTATTTTTATCGACAATAGCGGATCTTTCTCCGTTAAAGTGTTCCTTAATTTTCATCATTATGAAGTCGAAGTGATTTCTAAATTCTTTGGTATGAGTAAACACGGGAAAATCTATATCAGACAAGTTCATATTTACAATATCGCTCATACACTTTACATGCTCGGAATGAGCCTTATTATAACCGATCCTATAAGCATCCATAACCAACCTTCTGACATCCATCCGGTCTATTGATTCTGGCTGTGGATCACACACCTTTTTTGAATGTTCAATCGCTAGCATTGTAACTTTTTTCTTTTTCATGTTCATATCTTCTTAAAATTGAATTTCTAATTGTTTTTTATTAGCCAAATAGATGGCTTTGCTTACTCCGGAACACCACCAATTAAAGGCATCTTCGGCAGAGTCGAACTCTAAGTACTTTCCGTATAAAGTCCGTAGCTTTTCTATTGTATTGATATATGCTCGACGGTGTAGTGGATACATTCGAAATTCTGAACGTTGGCCTTTACTATTCATAGGGCAACCAATACAACCTATTCTATCCATGATTTTGTAAAGAGGACAAACGGGAATATTTCTCATTTTCAGAAACTCGAAAACTTCCGAAGTTGTCCAGTCGAGAATGATAGAAAGTAAAGGTTTATCGCATCCCAGCTTGCAATCGGAAGTAAACTCTTTACGTTTTGCCCGGCGTGCGCTTTCTTCTTTCCTTATACCGATTACTGTAAGTTCATTCAATCCTCTTCGTTCTTTGATTACTTCACAACAGTATCGACGATTCCGGAGGGGTAACATCTTATTTTTAAGAATAAACTGAAACATCGTTTTTTCCGGATACAGCCAAGTCACATCGGGATAGTTTGACCGGATAAACCGAAGTACTTCCATCGGGTCTACAGACGTTTTGTAGAAATAGGCATTGAACTTCACTCCAGCCATCCGGCAAAGCTCATAGATTACCTGTGAGTCTTTGCCTCCGGAAAAAGCCACATGAAAACCGCTTGGAGAGTATTTCAAAGCAAGTTTTTCATACTTCTGTAGGGTTTCAATGGCCTTATCTATTTTGCTTTGCAACATGATTCAGTTTTTATTAGTTTTACGTTAATCAATTTCTTTGATAAGCTCACTCACCAACCATTCAGGTGGAATAGCTCTTGCTTTACAGAAATTTTCAATATCTTCTCTCTTAATGTCAGACACCTTATGTCCTCGAATGGTAAACTCTCTTTGGGGAACTTCTATTTTCCTCCGATTTGAATATCCATATTTATCTTTATAATCATTCATATTTTCTTAGATGTTAATTCCGTAAGTATTCTTATCCTCTTTTGATACATTATACCAATTTTCTCCGGAGACTATACCATTAATACCTTCACCTTGCAAATCCGATCTATCTTTGATTGTCTCAGAGATAACCTTGATTGTAGGATAGGTCCCGGTGTAAATTGTTGGAACCGGCTTTACCGCCTGAACTTCAAAAATGGGAGGCAATCCTTCACCCAGAAGGTTATCCGGAACAACGGCCATTATTATCATTTTCCCTTCGGGAGCCTTCTGGCATATCATGTTGAAATATTCGTTCTTCATACTTTATATTCTTAGCTGTTAGTTATTCTTTGAAATCCAGTTATCAGTATCACAGTGAAAGCAATATCCGGTTTTAGGATGCTCCGCACCGTCTTTTGCTCCACAGGTTCCACAATAATACTCCTTGTCATATTCCGGGGAAAGACCTTTATTCCGTTCTTTGATAACGGCTTTTCTTTCTTCAAGCATCATCATTTTATCGGGATTACGACTCAAATAAAACTTTCTGACTTTCCGTATTTGTTTCTCAAACAGATCGTCAGATTCGGCAATTTGTTTTGATGTATATTTGCTCATGATTCGTTGTTTTTTAATTATGAGCCTTCCCGTGAAGGCTCGGTTAATACTATTCCTCAAGATCGGGTATAGGCATCCAATGGGTAACCTCCCCGAATACCTTATAAGCGTCCTCTCCGTAAACGATAAAGCCGCTATCCTTGCCATGTAGATAAGCGGTGGCTTTGCCCCCGTACTCACCTCTAACCAATACTATGTCTTGATTTTCCGGTAACCGCTCCTTCACGCTTATCCACGGAGATTGCTTTGCCTGCCATTCGGCACCGGCTTTGAAAGCATTTATCATATCTATATCATCATAAGGGTAGTCTAATAGCGATTGGAAATTATTAATCCTACATCTATCAGCAAATAATTTTGCCGCTTCCTCTACAGCCTGTCCCATATCAATATCTCTTTCCATTGAAATACTTATTGTTTAAATTCCCAAAACGAAAGCTTGCCTTTCACGCCTGTTATCGGCTTGTCAAACATTACAGGGTTTGCCAATACCCAATTATAGACAACCTTTCTGCCTGTAATATTCTCATGCAGTTTAGGATTCATGCCGACTGTGTAGTTTTCTGTTTTCTCTGCCCAAATGGATGAATGATTTACTACGCAATCCACAATCTCTACGCTGCCAATGATTGTACCAAAAGGCAGATTACCAAACATTGTTTCTTTAGCAATCGTACCAAATGCAGCCTTCATTTGGGCATCAGTTAAATCGACGCTAAACTTTTTACCATGAGAACCGGCAGCATGAATAAGCACACGTCCACGATAGTTAGTTCTCCAAGTACGATTCTCAATGTCTTTGATACCGTGGACTATCAAGGATGCCCACGGTTGTTTTATGGTTATTGCTTTCATTTTTCACCTCCTTTCTCTAAAATATCCTTACAAGCCTCGCTATCGCACCTTACCGGCTTTTGATGGAAGGAGCACCAAGCCTCTCCGTTAGCGTCTTCATCCTCGATAAGTCGGCAATCGCCGCATTTATCTGTTAGGAATTTATTGTCAAGGTATCCTTCCTTGATAAGCCATTCGATGCAATCAATTATACCATCAAATAGGTTTTCGTAACCTTTAATATAAAGATAGTCAAGTCTATCGCAAAAATTAGTCATTGAATATTCTACCCCTTTATTTTCGAAGTCTACAATCAAAATATACCCATTAATATTTGTAGGTAATATCTCTATCAGCTTGGATAGAGACCAAGTGGGCAATACTGTATCTTGATACGCTTTACTTTTAATCCTGCTATATTCAAATGCGACCAGACGTTCGAACTCGTCAAGATACATGTCCGCCGTCTCCGGTCTCACCCCGGCCTCTAATAGCCGGTATGATTGTTCTTTGGTTGTGCAAATTTGATTCATGATTTCTATTTATTAGCAAAATTTTAAATTCCATCTTTTCCCTTTAAGATTAGGGAAATGCCTTAATATCTCATCTTCAAGTTCCTCTTCTGATAACAGGGGAATTCTATGGTTGTACATAATATTCCCCATATATTTGCCTTCGCTATACACATGAATGGTTTTCTTTATTTTCTTCATGCTTTATCCTCCGTCTTATCTATAACCTCTAGATCCTCTAGAGCGTTGAGTTCCTGTATGAGATCAAGCCCCTCGGAATCCACATAGCGCACCCAATCCTTTTCAGGACAGGCTTCGGAAGATTTGAAGGCGATAACATCAACAATCTCCCCTGTTTTTCTTATTTTCGCTTTCATATCAAAACAATGTTTTTTGTATTCTTGATAAAACAAGCCTGTTTGCTTTGTCGTAAAAAATTCTATCTATCTCAAATCCATACGCTTTTCTTCCACATTGGGCTGCGGCCAATAGCGTGCTTCCGCTTCCTGCTACAGGATCGATAACAACGTCGTTTTTATCGGTGAAAATCTCTATCAGTCTGCGAAGTAGCGGCACAGGCTTCTGTGTAGGATGAATCTTAGGCGTATCGTTGTCTACCGCCCAGTCAAAACAATTGAAAATCATCCTTCCATCATTGTTGAATTTAGGCAGCTTCTCCCGGTACAACAAGAGACCGTATTCACAATTCCCAACTACTTTCATATTTGCTTTCAATACTTGCGCCGAGAAATTCTTCCGGAAAACGAGCGGGATATATTTCATAAGCCCGTATTTCCTAGCTAATTCGATAAACATGAATTGTTGCTCGTACTCACAGAACAATATCATGCAGGGAGAACAACCTTGCTTTTTAGGTTCTTTCATTAACATGTCGCTACAAAAATGCATAAACTCGGCCGGTCTAAACTCGTTTTCTGAATTGAAGAATTTCTTTCCCGCAAGCTCACTTTCTCCATTTTTGTTGTCTCCATCCTTGTACCATGACGGATTGCTAGCATAAGCGTTTTTCCCAAGATTGTAAGGCACATCTGCTATTATAAGCTGTGCCTTTGGTATTTGATATGTTTTAAAATTCTGGAAAGAATCCCTGAATAATTCTACATCTTTCATTATTGATAGTTTTTTATTTATCCCGCCCTGTCGAAAGCCTTCTCAAAGACCTCCGGCCTTAGCAAGGCGTTGCTTATCGCCGTGAACGCCTTCACGATCCCGGGCTGCTCATTTAAGTTTATTCTCACGTCCTTCCCGGTGACCTCGCTTGATAACCGGTCACTTAGGAACTCTACCCTGCCCAAATCTAGATAGGACAGGGGATTGTACGCCAACGGGACGATCCCCCGCATCCTTTCGCCGAAATCGTATATCGTGATCCTAGACATCTGCGCAATCATGTTTATCGTGGATGACAAGGATGCTATCCTGTTCGCCGAACCGGATACCCCGTGATCCAGCAATATCTGGCTGATCGTGTAGTAATACCGGTCTATATGAGGCTGTACGTCCTCCTCCATGCTTTGCGTTATCTCGGCGAACGCCTCCTTGTTGGCCTTGGCTATCCGGAAGATGTTCGTGTTATAAGCGTTTATCCCCCTCTCGATAGCGTTGGCCGTCCGTTTGGCGTTATGCCTGTAGTGCTCGCTATTCCTTATGGTCTCCATGAGCGATACCGTGTAGTTATACACTTGGTCGTTCAAGAAAAGCACCATGTAGGTTAGCGAGGTGACAAGGCCGTTCGTGTCCTTGTCTATCTCTTCCCAATCGTTGTATTGTCTCATTCTTCCATCCTCCGGATTATATAATCAACAACGTCCTTTACGGTAAGGCATCGTCCGGGATCATCATCAGGGATCGATATGCCAAACTCTTTCTCTAATTCCATAAGTAGCTCTACCTCGTCAAGACTGTCCATCCATAGATCATCCTCTAGCTTTGATTCCATCGTAAGTGGCGTATCTTTGTGAAAAAGTTTACTCTTTATGATCTCAAATACTTTGTTCTTTATAGTTTCTTTTTCCATTGCTGTAATTATTTTTATTACTCTCATCATAGATGAATGCATCTTTCAACTATGATGAATGATTAAACCTTATTTGTTTTAGCGAACACCACGCTCTCATGATCCGGCCTCAGATGGGCCATGCAAGCAGATGAGTACTCGCAGAATCTCGCTCCTTCGTCCCGGAAGACGCATCCCCTGCACGGGATCTTGTTCTGGCCGTTGTAGTACGGCCTGTACTTTTCCACGATAATTTTCATGTCTCCTACCAACACGATCAAACTGGTAGGGGTGTTCTTCAGTCTGTTGATTATTTCCATGATCTGTTTTTTAAAATGGCATGTCCTTGTCACAACTCCCGTAATCGTAGAACTTGGTCATGCCGTCATTATGCTTAAATTTCACTAATCCCGTGGCCCCATCTCTATTCTTGGCCACGATCAACTCTCCGTAATTGCGTTCTACGTTACCGTTCTTGTCCTTGACCTCGATCTTGTAATACTCCGGTCTATGAATGAACATTACGATATCAGCGTCTTGCTCGATAGCCCCGGATTCCCTAAGATCGGATAGGAGGGGTTTCTTGTCCGGTCTGGCCTCGTTCCCCCTGTTCAATTGGGATAAGAGCAAGAAGGGAACCTTTAACTCCTTCGCCGTGATCTTGGCGGTTCTGGACATCTTCGCTACCTCACGTTCACGGCTTCCTTCCCGTTCACCGCTCTCCGCCAATTGGAGATAGTCGGCCATGATTATCCCGCACTTGCCTTGTTTCTTCAGTATTTTACATCGTGACCGGATATAGTCCATCGTCACGCACGGGTTGTCATCGACGTAGATCGGAAGTCTCCAAAGCTCATTCACTGCCGTCTCTACCTTGTTAATCTCCTCGTTTGTCATATACCCGGACTTGAACCGTTCCGGATCTACGTCGCACTCGGATAGGATCAGCCTGTTAGCCAAGCTTATGTCTGACATCTCAAGCGAGAATATCGCAACCGGGATATTGGATCTAGCCGCTGATTTGGCCAAGTGAAGCATCACGGCGGTATTGTGGGTGACTATGTAGTCATCCGTTATGTACAAGGCCTTCTCATGCGATACCGATATGCACTGGCATTCAACCCTGCGGTTGGTCGGTGTCACGGACATCACGGTCAAAGGTTTGTTCCTCCGGTCTGGCCTCACTCTGTTGAATTTCCTTGGGAGCGTGAAGCATTCCCTAGGATTGTCCGCTACGATCACGAGCCTGAAACTGTTCCTTTTCCGCTCGCCATAAAGGAATGAGCGTCTTTCTCTCAAGGAACATTTATATCCTAAAGACCAGCAAAGTGTTTGTACGCCTCTCGCCAATTTAGCGCTCGTGGTGTTGTAGCATATAGCCCCATTCTTGTCTATATCCCCGTCTGTATCGAGAAGACCGTTCAACAGCTCAACCCTTTGATCCCTGCATGCGTCAATGTACATGTCCGGGATGAACTTCTCGTAGGAATGGACATTCAACAATCCTAGGCTCTTTAGCTCTGACAGGTATTTATTGACCTTCCTGTTCTCCTTGTTGGTCACTAGGAAGCGATCATCCGACACGATAACATCGTAGTCGACCATACCTTGGATCTTATCAGCGATGAACTTGTCCGGCTTGCACCAGCTAACCCCCTTGCTCAAGACTCCATCTCCTAGCAAGACTCCCATGAGATATGGGTGGATCACGAAATCTTTCTTTTCTCCGAATATCCCGGAGAAAAGAGGAATGCTTATTCTGCCGGAATATCTTTCCTTGCTTATCAAGTCCATAAGCTCTAGGGTAGATACGACCCTTTCGGCCTTGGCGTTGAACTTGGAAGATATTACGCTCCACAAGTGGCTGCCACAGCATTCGATCTTGCGACCGTCCGAGAACTCGACCATGTATGTCTTGACATGTCCTTGCGGGAATATGCCGGTCACACGTGATTCAGCCCCGTCTACGGAGCAAACTTGGTCGCCTATCGCAAGATCCTTGTTCAGTTTCCATCCTGAAGGTGTCAATACCTTGGCATCCATCCTTAGAGCCTTTCCCATGGAGGGCCTAGCCGCTATTATCACCAAGTTTCCCGGCTGCCATCCGTTCGTGATCTTGTTCAGGTCGTGAAGACCCGTGTCAACACCGGATCGGATGTTTTTCCTCGCCATCTCCACACGCTTGTATAAACCGTTCATGGAGCCTTTAAGGGCCTTGGATATATGCTCGCCATTAGACTTGCCGATAAGTTCCTCCATGAGGGTCTCTGAGCCGTTTATGGCCTTGTGAAGAACGTCCCCTATATCCTCGTTGGAATAGATGGCGTTCTCTAGGTCGTTGGCGATAGCTAGCCCCCTCCTCTGTATGGACCGCTCCTTGACGATCATGGCATGATCCAGTATATGGGCCGAAGACCCGATCTTGGAGGTAAGGGAGGCTATGTATATCGGCCCCCCAATACTCTCAAGCTCCCCGGATGACAGCATCGCTTGGGTGACCGTCATCATGTCTATGGGCTTTCTCTCCTTGTATAGCCCGGATATGGCCTTGAATACCGATTGGTTCCTCTTGTCGTAGAAATCGGCCTCAGATAGTTCCGAGGCGATTTTCTCGAAAGCGTCGCTCTCTATGAGGCAAGCCCCTAGTATTATCTGTTCTATCTCCTTGGCTTGGGGAGGTAGTTTCCCGTCAATCTGGGACGATGTAGACCTGTCTCGATCCATTCTGTTGTTTGTCTTCATTCTCGTTTATATTTTCAAACTCACTCTCCCATCTTCGCTGGTTTATCCAAGTTGTCAAGTGCGGATATTCGGGCACCCAATTGCCGGAATTCTTTTTCTCGTTATGCCATTCTATCTCTTTGCTTATGGCTAAAGGCAATAAGTCTATGACCTCGGCATAATCCTTATGCTTTTTGACAAAATTGTTGAATTCAACGTCAAGACCTTTTTTAGTGCCCGGATATGATTTTCGGAAAGCCTCGAATTTTTCTTTTATATATTTTCTTTTTTTATCATTATCAATATCATTATCATATAGGGTTATCTTCGGTAATGTTGGGTTATCTTCGGTTATCTTCGGTAATGTTGGGTTATCTTCGGTTATCTTCGGTAATGTTGGGTTGTCTTCTTTACCCTTTGAGTAATAGGGGTTTGACTTGCCTTTCTTGAAATTTGGATTACCTCCTTTTTTACCGGATTCCCTATTGTTGGATACTCTCTCATCATATTTTTTTTGATTGAAATCGATTTCTCTTTTAATGAAGGAGAATGCCATTTTAGCCTGCGGTCTCAGCTCCGATAGTGTCCCCGATACGGCATACCTAATAACCGCCTCGTACACTTCAAGTCTGATCTCCGAAGGATAATCCACTAACACCTCGTACCAATCAGCATTAAAAAGAAATGTTTTTTTAGATGTGTCCATGTCAATATATTATTCCTCTATTATACAATTCCTCCCTATATTGCTCCAACGCCTGAAGGCATCGTTCCTTGTCCATGTATCCCATTGGCATTATCCCGGCCAACCTTGCGTTGCATCGGTCTATGCCATATTTGAGATCCCTGTTTGACATTTTCTTTATATCCATGTTATCTCTTTTTAAAAGTGTTACAAAATCTCGTGGAGTTAGCTACCCGTCCAGCGTCATGTATGATGCACCAAACGCATAGCCCCTTGTGAGGATGTCCGTTGGCGCAATCGCCACATTTCACCTTTTCTTGCTCGTCTTTCTTCTTCGCCATATCACCAAGTCTTTATTTTTATTGGTAGATCGGCGTACCACCAAGCCAGAATCGTAGCGTCACGTTGGTCTTGGTTCGTTCTCTTAGGCAAGGGACCGACTATGTAGGAGAGTTCCTCATGGGTTATCTTGCCCTCGTCCCCTTTCCAATGCTTGGTCAAAGGCTTTACCTCCTCGCAGGGAATCCCTATGTGCTCGCACATCTGGAGAAGCAATATCCCGGTTTGCTGGTTACGACCTACATACTTGGCTATCCTCTCGCTGGATTTACCCCTAGCCTTATGGAAGTTGCTTTTTTCGTTAAGCCATCCGGCCTCGACAATGACCACTATGTCTATCCCCTTGTATCTCTCTCTTGCCTCCTTTATGAAATCGACCAACACAGGGAAGGGGAGGCTCTTTAGAATTAGCTGTCTCGTTGAAGGAGACAGTACGCATATACCGGATTTATCTATGTCCGGGTCAACGGCTATCACTAAATCATGTTTTTTCTTTCCCACGAATTCCTCCTTTCTTTATCGTTTATTAGTAAGAATACGGCCAATATCAATGCGATCAGTCCTAGTATTGCGGTGATAAGGTATATGGCCATTGTCAAGTGATCTAAATTCTGTATTGTTTCCATAATTATATGTTTGTTATTCGTGGACGGTGCCGGGATCGAACCGGCCTCTTTACGTCATGCGCACTCCGTAACGTTTCATCCCGGAATACTTACCGCCCGAAATCCCCGCGTATCCTCACGGACGGCGGGGATAATAATTAACTAACCCAAATCTAATACCATGAAAAACACGAAACTTGCGTTATTATATCTCTATTATTACGATATCTGGAGCGATCTTTCTGATGGCATCCAGTTGCTCGTCAATCACTTTATTCTTGTATTCCTCAATGGCTTCATTTGCCCCAGCTGACACAAGGGATAGCGAAACGTCTCTTCCGTCCACATCAGCGTAAATCTCAACCTCGATTTCCTCACACGCAAAACCCTTGAAAAGTGGGATGTTCAACTTGAACGACCCCGGGAGATTGGAATCAACCACCTGCGAATAGTTATCGGTTCTGCTGCCATTCTCTTCCTTGCTTCGCTCTATGTCTTGGTTTACCTTTGCCTTGAAGTTTTTCAAGGCAGACACCAGCGTCATGTTTTCCGATTTGTCCTTGAAGAAGGCACGATGCATCTTGAAGAACTTGGATAACTTGATAGGTTCCCACTTCTTTTCCGCATTGATACCAAACTCAACCATTTCTTTGGACGGCTGTAATACTCCAGTAATACAGTTTCTATAATGATCAGTCTCTTTATCCACTAAAGATATTTCCATATCATCACGGTTTACCGTTATATTTGCCCGCTTTTGATCGATAAGCCCCACTCGTTTTTCGAGCCAACGCAAAGGGCTGTCAATCGTTCCTTCAATATTAACGGGAGTTGGTTCTTTCGGGTCGAGCGCTACGGGGGCTTTTCCTTCTCTCAATACTACTTCGATTGGTGCACCACTATAATCTTTCGGTACAACCACATTTAATTTGTTCTCACTCATGATTCTGTTCCTGTTTTACGATTAATATTAAAAATTGATTTCTGCATTTCTTGGGGTTGCATCCTCCGGAAATAGACAAGTTCGCCGGCACCATTATAATAATTGGCTTCCTTGTTCTCGTGATCAAGGAACTTATAGCACTTGTCCTTGATATCCTCGGATTTACGCTTGATCTGGTCAAGATACTTTGCTTTGGCCGTATTAAGCGGTTTTAGCCGTGATTTGTACGACTCCATCCAGTCCGCTTTCTCCTGTTCCAATTCGGCTATATCAATTGACGTGTCCGCTAGCTTGGTCTTGATCTCATTCAACTCGTCCTCGGTAAAAGGATGATTGTACCAGATCTCCTCGACGGCGTCGCATGAGTCCTCTAGGACTTGCGGCCTGTTTGATAAAGGCTCGTTTTGAGCGATGAATTTTTCCATATACTTTAATAATTAATGTTATATTTTTTTCTGTCATATTGTGGGATATATCCTTTGCAAGGAGTATTCCCGTCAAATAAGGCCGATTCCGGCCTTACAGTTTCCCCATCTTTTTTAGACGGGTCTGTCCAATGCCTCTGCCGTTGATGGCAAAGGCAATGTCTTTTAGAACATGCCTCATTGAGGCAGAATATCAGTTCTTTCATCTTGGATTATTTTCTCGAGTTTCTTTAGATCCTTTTTGGCTAATCTTACGGTATCAGCTATCCTTGGTCTTCCCTTGGAATCCACGTGTTCTAGGATAACCGATAGATGGCGGGACAGTGTTTTAATGAAAGACTCGGATAGCTGGTACCTTTTAACCATGGCCGTTATTTTTTATAAAAACCTTGGAACCTCACGATACCTAGATACTCGGGAGATTTCATTAGTCCGTCCCCCATGCCGCCCAACGTCTCGGCTCCCGGCTCGTCAAGGACAACCTTGGAGTCAATCTCCTTAGGTACACGGAAGCATATCTGTACGGGGAAATTCACCTTAGCGTCTCCCGTGATCACGTTAACCGACGCTCTTTGCGTAGCCGCCATGATCCGGAACCCAAGCGATCGTCCCTTTTGTAGCAACATCTTCAGATTCTCCTCCAATGACTTTTCACGACCGACCGTGCGTAGTTCCATTTTAGGCTCGAGGAACCCGAAGGCGTTCTTTCGCTGGCCAACCTCGACCATTTCCTTTATGTCAAGTTCCGTTCCCGATCGGGAGGACGCTACCGCGTCGGCGAACTCATCGAACACCACCAGCGTTTTCCATGATGCCCTCGATTTAGCCCTTTCCTGCATATCCTGTACGAGTTCTTTCATCTTGGCCTCTATTTCTTCTATATCATTATAGACCTTTATGTATTTCTCGGAGGAATAATTACAGAACTCGTATTTCGGATCGAAAATTACGATGTCCCGGATACCGGCTAAGCGGGCGTATTCTATCGTGGATATGATACACACGGATTTACCGCTACCGGTAGCTCCGCAAATCAAGGCGTGAGGCGTGGAGTTGTTATCGAGATCCCACACCACGAGCCTTCCGAAGTTATCCGTTCCTATGGGAATCCTCATGCCGTCGATATACTTCTTGTCCCAGTACAAGGACTTGGTTCTTTTCTTCGGTGATTCTATGGAGAGGTAGGATTTTCCCTCATACACCATAAGCTCGTTACCCATCCTTATGGATGGCACGTCCAGCGCGTTCGCTATGTCTAGCTTGTATTTCATCACTGTCGTGATCTTTGTCCCAGCGGATACCTCTAGCAGATACGTGTCTGACGAGTACCCGTTAATCTCCTTGGCCACGTTCACGATCACCCCGAATGTCCGTAGGATATGCTCTATTTTCTCGCTGTTTGTCATATTACTATTGGATAAATCATATTGAATGAATGAGGAAGCGTTCCTCTTGAACTCGGATATTACCTTGGGGTTTACCGATCCAAGGGAAGCGTCCCGTATTTTTTTCTGTCTCTTCGATATCAATTCCTTCTTTGACTCGGGCACGTTGAAATCATCGACCTCCGCTATCAGCGTCTTGGCCCAGAAATTATAAAGCTCGGCCCTGTCCACGAAGTTGTCGCTATCGTTGATCATGTACACGTAATCCGGATCGGACACGGCCTCTATCATCCTTTTTAGCGGCTCGTACAATATGGCCTCGTAAAGCTTCCTCGTGTCGTTATCGAGATTGATCACGAATTTCTTCAACTGGGAGGAGCCGTCCTTGTTTTTCGAGATCTTGTTCTCCACGAACCATACCTCGTCAACATTCTCCCCGAAGCGGGACTCATAGCACTTAACGTAGGTCATCGCCTGTTTCCCGCAGGTAAACGTTAGTTCCTCGTCATCGGTGAACTTGGCCCTTGACTTATGGTCTATGATGACCGTCCGACCGCTCTCCGTCCTTATCGCCAAGTCTAGCCTAGCGTGGCAGGGCAGGGGGATGTCCACCCCGTTTACCGTTACCCATTCCTCGCATCTTAATTCCACGGCGATTATCTCCTTGATACCGGAAAGATATATATCCTTTTCCCCGTAGAAGTTATTGATAAGCCTCGTGGCGTTCTTGGTGGCCTCGATCTTGCATTCCTCTACGGTAGGTGTCGTTTTCTGTATTTTCCAATCATTCGGGTGTACCTCCTCTATGTATGAGAACGCTACCCTCTCCATTTCCGTGATCGGTATTATCTGCCCCTTGCGCTGTAGCTCCATGAAGAAATACTCCAAGGCCGAATGATAGGCGTTACCCGCCACCGTGCTGGAGGATGATCTGGATCTTTCCCGGTAAATCTCCCGTTTCTCGAACTCCTTCTCGTTCCGGGAGAAAGAGGCTACCTTGCTGTAACTCCAAGAGTCGATAAGGTAGTTTGATAAATGCTCCTCCAGCTCGGCGTTGGTATAGGATGAGTACTTGTTCATGGCATGTCCTCTTTGTTTTTGCCCTTAGACTGTCTCATCGCCTCCTTTTTTTGATCGACATCTTTCTTTGTCTCACGAATTGGAAGGATTAGATCGTTTACCGTGGTATCCCCGTCCTTTAACGCTTGTATGATCCCGATCAGCATGGCGATCTCGTCGGGGCCTATCTGATTGCTGGTCTGTTTGCCGCATAGCTTAATGACCTCCTCTTCCGTTATGGCGTATTCGTTCTTGAACTTGTTGATGATATTAGTTCTCGTTTTTAATATCTTGTCAGCGTCGGATAGATCCCCCGTGATGAATTTTTGGGCGGCTTGATAGACCCTGTCCACTATGGCCTTGGGGATAACGGCGAATACGGAATTGCGATAAGCTATGGAGTTGGCGGCGTTTCCCGTTACGGTAATCATGTCGTCTGAGTAACGTTTCCCCTTGCTATCCACTATGCTCCTGCGAACCTCGAACGCGGACGCTACGTTTGTCTCCAGATCCCAGCATGTACCCCTGCTGATGATCTGCTTGTCCGTTATCTGGATAACCTTGGCCTCAGTCCTGATATTACCCCAATTGGATACGATTATCTTGGCGAGGTGTACGGATGGCCCAGTAATAGGTTTCCCTCCTCTTGGCAAGGCATAACTGCATGACCTTGCCGTGTCTTGATTCATCGTGGCCATTACCACGGAATTATCAATACTCCTTCTGATATCCCTAGGATATCTTTTCGCGGTCGCAACTTGTGAGTCCACGTTTGCTCTCTCAATCGCATCTACCTGTAAAATTTGTACTTCATGGCTTTCTACTGGAAGTACCTCGTAACTGCTTGATTCCATGATTATTTATTTTGAATGATTTTCTTTACCAATATAAAGTGCTGGTTTCCCAATCTCGTTGATACCGATCGTCCTCGGATTCTGTTTCCTCCTCCCCGTCGTACTCCGGTTCGCCGTCGGGGTCTTTGATGTAGATGTCTCTCATGCGATCCTCCGATAAGCAATGCCTTGGGGCTATTGTATTTCTTTAAATACCCCTCCAGCTAATTTGTAATATGTATCCGCCTTTATCTTCTCTCCATCAACAAATTCCGTTTTTACGCAAACGGGGATATATCTTTTCTTTTTATCAGAATAAGACCATTCGGATAATGTTATCCATGATCCTTTTGAGGCTTTTGCTACAGAGTTAATACCTGCGCACATGATGACACAGCCTTCGCCAGTGCTGTCAATCTTGGCACCGTAGCCGGACGAACCAATCTTGGCACCGTTGCCGGACGAACCAATCTTGGCACCGTAGCCGGACGAACCAATCTGGGCACCGTTGCCGGACGAACCAATCTGGGCATCGTTGCCAGACGAACCAATCTGGGCACCGTAGCCGGACGAACCAATCTTGGCACCGTAGCCGGACGAACCAATCTTGGCACCGT